TTGACTGCCAATTCCTTGCACACCTTGTACACCTTGAGAACCATCAACACCTTGAGTACCTTGACTGCCAATTCCTTGCACGCCTTGTGCACCTTGACTGCCGATTCCTTGTACGCCTTGAGTACCTTGACTGCCTTCAACCCCTTGAACGCCTTGTGATCCGTCTATACCTTGTACGCCTTGAGATCCTTCTACACCTTGTACACCTTGAACACCTTGTCCGGCAAATGCGCCGTCTAACCCTTGTACACCTTGCACACCTTGAGTACCTTGAACGCCATAAACGCCTTGAACACCTTGCACGCCTTGTACACCTTGTACTCCTTGACCGGCAAATGCGCCGTCTAAACCTTGTACACCCTGAACACCTTGTCGTCCTTGTACACCTTGTACACCTTGTACACCTTGTCCGGCAAATGCGCCGTCTAAACCTTGTACACCCTGAACTCCTTGAGTACCTTGAACACCTTGCACACCTTGAGTACCTTGGGCGCCTTGAGTTCCTTGTACACCTTGTGCGCCTTGAACACCTTGACTACCAGTTGTGCCTTGTGCAGCTTGTACGCCTTGGGTGCCTTGAACACCTTCAACACCTTGAACACCTTGACTACCATCAGTGCCTTGTGCAGCTTGTACGCCTTGTACGCCTTGAACACCTTGTCCAGCAAATGCGCCGTCTACCCCTTGAACGCCTTGACTACCATCAGTACCTTGTGCGGCTTGTGCACCGGTTGCTCCCTGTATGCCTGCTGCTACAAAAGTCCAGGCACTGTATGTTCCGCTGCCACCAAAGTTGGTAACAGTTAATTGCAATGAAGCAGTAAAAAATGCTGTAATTGTACCTTCCATGAAATTGGATGGTGAGGGTGTGTTAAAAACTCTAACTCGTTGCCCAACAGTAAATGCTGTTCTATCAGTACCGAGAGTACATTCAAACTGGAGCATACCAGAACTAACAATGGGGTGACTAGTTGGAGAAGTTAATCCTGCGTAGCCTAATCCAAGCGCACCTTGCACACCGGTCGCACCGGTGACGCCTTGTCCAGCAAATGCGCCGTTTACGCCTTGAACACCTTGTCCGGCAAATGCACCGTCTAGTCCTTGTACACCTTGAGCACCTTGTATACCCTGACTGCCAAATCCTTGAGCTCCTTGCACGCCTTGTACACCTTGTCCGGCAAATGCGCCGTCTATACCTTGTACGCCCTGAACGCCCTGAGTACCTTGTGCGGCTTGTGTACCTTGTGCGCCTTGACTGCCAATTCCTTCAATACCTTGAGCTCCTTGACTACCAGTTGTACCTTGTGAGGCTTGAGTGCCCTGTGCACCTTGACTGCCAATTCCTTCAACACCTTGAGTGCCTTGACTGCCAAGGCCTTGTGCGCCTTGACTGCCATCAGTACCTTGTGCAGCTTGTGTACCTTGTGCACCATCAACGCCTTGAACACCTTGTGATCCAATAACACCTTGTACACCTTGACTGCCTTCAATACCTTGAACACCTTGAGCACCGGCAACACCTTGTGCGCCTTGACTACCATCAGTACCTTGTGCGGCTTGTGTACCTTGAGAGCCTTGTGTGCCTTGAATGCCAACACCCTGAGTGCCCTGCAATCCTTGACTACCATCAGTACCTTGTGCGGCTTGTGTACCTTGAGAGCCTTGTGTGCCTTGAATGCCAACTCCCTGAGTGCCTTGCGATCCTTGAGTACCGGTTGTGCCTTGTGCGGCTTGCACGCCTTGCACTCCTTGTGTGCCTTGCAATCCTTCAACACCTTGTACACCTTGACTGCCATCAGTACCTTGTGCAGCCTGTGTACCTTGAGAGCCTTGTGTGCCTTGAATGCCAACGCCCTGAGTGCCTTGAGAGCCTTGACTGCCAGTTGTGCCTTGTGCGGCTTGTGTTCCTTGACTGCCGGTTCCTTCAATGCCCTGTACCCCTTGTACACCCTGGGCACCTTGAATGGCAATTCCTTGCACACCCTGGGCACCTTGTATGCCGGTTCTGCCAATTCCTTGTGCGCCTTGTATGCCTTGAACACCTTGTGCAGCTTCTACGCCTTGAGTGCCTTGACCACCAGCTGTTCCTTGCGCTGCTTGTGTACCTTGGGCGCCTTGACTGCCAAGGCCTTGTGCACCTTGACTTCCGAGTCCTTGTACACCTTGAACACCTTGCCGCCCTTGTACACCTTGAGAGCCTTGACTTCCAAGTCCTTGTACACCCTGACTACCTTGTGCGGCTTGTACGCCTTGTACACCCTGAACACCTTGCCGTCCTTGTACACCTTGAGTACCAATTATGCCTTGTGTGCCAATACCTTCTGTACCCTGAATGCCGGTTGTGCCTTGCACGCCAATGGTGCCTTGTGCTGCCTGAGAACCTTGACTACCTGTTGTGCCTTGCGTGCCAATCCCTTGAGTACCTTGACTACCTGTTATACCTTGACTGCCAATTCCTTGTACGCCCTGTACACCTTGCCGTCCTTGTACACCTTGAGTACCTTGACTGCCAAATCCTTGTGCACCTTGACTACCATCAGTGCCTTGCGTACCAATTCCTTGAGTACCTTGACGTCCTTGTACACCTTGACTGCCCTGACTACCAATTCCTTCTACGCCTTGAGTGCCTTGACTACCATCAGTACCTTGTGCTGATTGCACGCCTTGCCGCCCTTGTACACCTTGACTGCCTTGACTGCCAAATCCTTGTGCACCTTGAGCTCCTTGGATACCTTGTGCTGCTTGAGCACCTTGACTGCCAAATCCTTGTGCACCTTGAGTACCAGTTGTGCCTTGTGCAGCTTGTGTACCCTGGGCACCTTGTGCTCCACCACCACTGAGAGTAGTAATTTCAATAGCTGTGTTACCTGCTGGTGGGCTAGGAAATGTAATAGTATTGCCAACCAAACTGTAATTGGTACGAAGTTGATCCACACCATTAATATTAACCCAAGTTAGATTTACATTGCTGGGCGTGGTGCTAAGAACAAAATTGACTTGTGTGCCGTTTCCAGTAAAGTTATCAACGGTACTGACTATATTTCCTGCTGATCCTAATCCGGTGAGGTACCTACCATTGCCAATAAAATAATTACCGGCAACGTTCCCGGTTACTGAAATTGATCCGCCAGTATAACTAGCTGTGTTTACAATCGTTGTAAACATGCCATTGTTAGCAGTAGCATTGCCCGTTACTGAAATTGATCCACCTGTATAACTGGCTGTGTTTACAATGTTTGTAAACATACCGTTGTTGGCAGTAACGTTTCCTGTTACACTTACCAATCCACCAGTGTGGCTGGCTACATTTACAATGTTTGTAAACATACCATTGTTGGCTGTGACGTTGCCGGTTACTGAAATCAACCCACCTGTATAACTAGCTGTGTTTACAATAGTGGTAAACATGCCATTATTAGCAGTGACATTGCCCGTTACACTTAACAATCCACCGGTATAGCTGGCTGTGTTTACAATGGTGGTAAACATACCATTGTTGGCTGTAACATTGCCGGTGACACTTAACAATCCACCAGTATAACTGGCTGTGTTTACAATGGTAGTAAACATGCCATTGTTGGCAGTGACGTTGCCTGTTACACTTACTAATCTACCAGTGAAGCTGGCTACGTTTACAATGTTTGTAAACATACCATTGTTGGCAGTAACATTTCCGGTGACACTTAACAATCCACCAGTATAACTAGCTGTATTTACAATGGTGGTAAACATACCATTGTTAGCGGTGACATTACTTGTGACACTTAACAATCCACCGGTATAGCTGGCTGTGTTTACAATGGTGGTAAACATGCCATTGTTGGCTGTGACATTGCCTGTTGCTGACACCCTTAGCCCAGATATCAATCCACCACTGGAGATATTACCTATTGAGATTATTGAATCAGTGGTTAATCCTTGATCTGTGAATACTGTGGTATTAGCTATATTATTGATAGAAACTGTAATATTTCCATCTGCAATTGCTGCTGATATTGAGCTGGTACCATTGCTAATGGTAGTTGAATTTGACACCGGTATACCAGTGAGTAAACTACCGTTACCAATAAAATAATCAGCGGTGATATTACCAGTGACACTGATACTTGGTACATTTAGCCCGCCAGTGCCCACATAGATTGAGTTCCACCGCAGGGTCGGGCTACCTATATCATATACATTGTCAAAACTAGGAATAATTGTATTGGTTAATTGTACTTTGCCAATACCATTGGGAGACAATATCAAGTTACCGTTGTTGTTAGTGGTGCGAATAGTATTATTAGCAATAGTTACATTGCTCAGCACTGGGCCCGCAGCAAAAACTTGATTAAAGTTTTGATTTACGTAACTAAACGCAGTGCGTAACGGATCACCTTGTCCGTCATCGGGCACTGCGCCAATATCAATGGTGTATTGTGTCATTTGTAGAGTCTCTGATTGTATTTACCAGACTCTACAAAGAAGGGATTACAGGTCACTGTTGGTATCAGTTCGATATAAGAATGTTTTTATATCTATGTGTTGAAAATTTTCAATGTTTTTGAGTTCTTTTATTTCGGCTGTGGTAGGGCCGCACACACGGATAAATTTAGTTTTTGGAAAATCTACAGCTATCCCTGCTACTTGTCGTATCCAATTTCCAGTGTATGTGGGTGCGGCATCTGCACTTTTGTAAAACTCAGTACCAGCGTAGACATTATTAAATCTCATTGACTGACTTGGACCCATATCATACCCCAATAGATAGATACGATCATGCCCATCCAATGCAGCAATGGCACATGCAATAGGTCCTGAACTATTGCCGTGATATTTTTTAGGAACCATCTGTGCACCCAAGTCCAGCAATGGTTTTCTTGTGTAAAATCTGTGATTCTTTGCGTACCCTGAACGCTGAATAGCTTCTGAGATAGGGCGATCTGTAGCCACAAGACAGTCGGGTTCAAAGTCTCTGTATAGTCCATTACAGCCGTAGATTGCACCTAACAATTTACATTTTTGTAAATCAATGGCAATTCGACTTTGCCCATTTCCCAATACAAATGCTATGGTCATAAAAAATCCTCCCAGTATGTAGCTGAGAGGATTGTGAGTTCCTAAATATTAAGAAGTAACGTTGTTGATAACTGCCAGTGGCACATAGCCATCTGGTGCCGCAGCAACTGATTCTGTAGCAGTAGCCACATCCAATCCAGACTGAGCAACTCCACCTTCGTCTGTGAAGAAGTTGGCAACATAGTAAAATTCGCTGGTGTAAGTAACTTCGCCAAGGTTGGCATCGCTATAGTCTCCAGTAGTTCCAGTCCAGTCGCGCACCCACTTGTTTTTAAGGTTACTGGCTGTGGCTGCTGCACTGTCACCAGATTCGTAACCAATTGCCATGAGACCCGCACCTGGTGTGGTATCATTGGTCAACACGCACACGCCAACTGGGTATGCAGTTCCGTTGCCACCACCATCGGATGCTGTGGCAGTGAAAATATCACCAGGTGCCACTGTGCCTGTGCCGGTGCCCACTGATTGCCAGTTGGTTGTTCCAAGAACAGCAATCTGATATGCTTGACCAACAATGAAACCTGTATCAGCGGTAGTTGCATATGTGTATGCAACTAGATATTTGTGGCTACCTTTTTGGCGTATGATACGACCGGTGTATTGATTAGCAATAGCCTCAGTAGTAGTACCATCTGCTAATAGAATGTTTACCAGTGCTGCTACTTCGGGGTATGTGGCACTAGGTTGGCTGGTAGTTGGTGATCCACCGACCACACCCAAGAACTGCGCTGCATTCAATGTCTGTACAGGTGCATTGTAAACAGGCACATCAAGTGCGCTGAATGGTGGATAGGCAAGATCCACTGGTACATCATCGCCAGGGCTATTGATGCCAGTATTTAAACTGTATTTTTGTATTTTTAATGGACGACCCATGATTTTTTCTCCTTAAAGAAGTCCGATGCGAGTTCTAGTCGCTACGCGGCAGGGTAACCGCATAAGACGCAGTATTGCGTACAGCACTTATTTATGGACAATCACTTATTTTTGATGGCATGCCAGGTACTATTAAATATCCGTATGAACATCGACCAACTACTAGAACAAGGCAATCAACATCGCGCAAATCACCAACCTGAACTGGCATTAAAATGCTATGCCGAGATGTTTGGACAAGACTTCAATAATTGTGCTGCATTTAACAACTATGGCAATGTGTTGAGAGAGATGGGTTACCCGGACCGTGCCATTCCTTTCCTACACGCTGCACACGATATTGATCCGTCAAACGTTACAACCGAGTTTAATTTAGCTGTGGCATACTTGATCACCGGTGATTACGAAAAAGGATGGCAGTATTACGAAGCTCGCTGGCGTTACGAGCACATGGCTGGTGTCAAACCAAAATTACCAAAACCTGAATGGACTGGGCAAGATCTCAAAGACAAAACTATATTACTGGTAGGGGAACAAGGATTAGGGGATCAAATTCAGTTCTTGAGATTTTCTGCCAATCTGTTATCAGCTGGTGCAAAGATAAAATTGATATTGAGTCCCGGTGTTAAAACACTGTTTCCATCCCCTGCTGGACACATCATCGGTGTCTATGCACCTGGGGAAGATCTTGGTGAATACGACTATTGGATTTCTATGATGAGTATCCCTCGAGTGATTGGGCTGCGATTAGAAACAATCACACATCAATTGCAATATATTGCAGCCACTCCTGAAAAAGTGAAAGAATGGACCAGTAGATTAGGTGTTAAGAAACGCATGAGGATTGGTGTTTGCTGGAGAGGCCGTGAAGATTCTTGGATACACAATCACAAAGCCATACCTATAGAAAAAATAACTGATCTTATACGTCGCAATCCTGAACATCAATGGATCAATCTAACTGTGGATTCGTCTGAAGAAGAATCTGCTGCTATCACGGCCGCTGGTGGTGAGTGTTATCCAGGAACAATTAAAGATTTTAGTGACACCGCAGGACTCATGCATCACTTGGATCTTGTGATATCAGTAGATACTGCCAATGCACACTTGGCTGGAGCCATGGGTCGTCCTGTTTGGATTCCACTCAATGCTTATGGCAATTGTTGGCGCTGGTTACTACAGCGTGAAGATTCACCTTGGTATCCCAGTGCCAGACTGTATCGGCAACCCAAAATGGGCGACTGGGACTCAGTGATCAACCGTATGCACAAATTCCTGGGCTTTTTTAAGATCTAAACACCAGGAATTTGATGGCGAACTAATGTAACACCGTTTTCAAACGGAAAGTCCATGATTTGCATGTTGGGGCGGCTACGTAACTGATCAATATAATCGCATACTGAATAATTGTACACACGATCTGCACCATAAATTTTAGAAGCATTTCTACTCATACTGTCATGAAATAACACAATGCTGTTGGTACTGAGTTTGCTAACAAAAGCTTCATGGTCATACTGTGCTTGTTCAGCTGAATGATACCCATCTACAAACAAGATGTCGATGTTTTGTAAATTGCGATATACATTGGTCTCCACAAACTCTTGTGTGGTTTTCTTGTGGTGTGTGATATTGTTGACATCGTAGTGATCAAACCATTCACTCACACTCTCGGGTGATTGCCAATGATCGTCTACCATGCCAGGATCAACAAAGTGTACTGTACCAGCTTGTGCATTGTCCTGTATACCACGAGCAAACATCATAGGCACAAACCCACGCCAGGATCCAATACACATCACTGTGGCAGGGCGATACATACGTGCCAGAGCATAATACATCCAGCCCATGCCTAGGTTTTTGTCCTTGGCTTGTTGACCATGTCCCATGCTCATGAGTTCAGGATTTGCTACAATTTGTTCTAGCCAAATATTATTCATTTCTATTCACTTTCAAAGGTTTGATATTCTTGCTGTGCGGAGAGACCCAGTTCACAACATCATCGGGGTTTTCTATCAGGATTTGATCAAACTGATCCAACGGCAATCCCAGTTCCGCAACTTCGGTTTTGGTCATTATGCACACCGCAGATTCAACTTGTTGGTCAAATATCACTGCCCTAGCTGCGGCAAAGCCATTATCAAAAGGTCTGCTCATGCACTTGTGATTGATCCAGATACCCGTGCTGGTACTGAATGCATTGCTGCTGGTGATCGCAGCCAATTCGTGTGCAAGATGTAAATCACTTCGATTCCAAGATTCAACTATGACCATATGTACAGGCACACGCACACCAGTTTGAAAAATGTGATCTACTATTTGTGTGATACCATGATTGTATCCCACCTGTGGCACAGCATTTACTTCGCAAATTAATGCGCCAGTTTCTAACCAACTTTGTGTGATGTCCGGAATCAACAAATCAATGCCAGCAATGTCCAAGTCCATGATACGTGCAGCACGCAAACACAGTTCTTGATTGTCCGGATGCACAGTGGTTTTGTCAATGGCACGAGTGACACCACCTGCACTGGCATTGTTTCGTCGTCGTAGTAGTAATTTTTCGTCTCCGGCAGGCACAGTGTGTAGTGTGTGCGACTGTTGTGTAAGCATGCCCAGCACTTCGTCATCCACTGTCATGGCTGGCACAGCGGATCCTATCAAGATAAATGGTTCCCCACCTTCAGGACGTTTGATGTATCGTGAGGGCCCTTGCTGTGCGTCGATCAATTGTTGCACGGTACTGACCCCATCTCCAGTTAGGGTAGCTGGCAGTTTTTTGGTCACGGTGATTATGTTTTGATCCACAATGGTAATTCTGTGGCCCACCCCTTCAAAGTGTCGTTCTACTAGGAATTGTGGCACAATCTTTGTGACTTCTGTGTAGGCATATTGCAAGTCTGTCACTGTGGTGATACCAGCATACACACCCTGACCATTGTCACGGTCATAAGGTTTGATCACCACAGGATAACCATATTCTTCAGCAGCCTTGACAGTTTGTTCCCAGGTGGCAACTCTTTTGTGTTCACTGCCCGGTAATCCTGCCAAGTTCAGCAGTTCAGCTGTGGCAATTTTGTTTTTGGCATACAGCACAGCCTGTGCTGATGTGCGTTGAGTCATTGTGCTACTGATTCGCTGTGAATACTTGCCAGTGCCCACCATGTGTGTGCCCGGCCATATTTGATTCACGGGCATAGCACGTTTCATACACAAGGTCAACAAGAATCCTTGGTTTTGCCCCGGCAGCCCATAACGATCAAGTTGGTCTGCTGCCCAGGCTACCAAAGGCTCTATGTCATGCGGTGCTGGTTGTGAATACAAGTCAATGATGTCATTGGCAAATTTAAATGCTGTGGCTGTGGCGTCGGGATTGGTCACACTCACTGCCACACGAAAACACACCGCACCCGATTCTAACTTTTTAGCTGCGATCACTTGATATTGATTGGATACCACCACACGATTCATGCCTTGTACAAAACAAGCCAATCCAATGCCGCGATGCAGCAGTTGTAATTCAACATCGTTGGTGTGAATCTGACTCACAAATCCCAACACACGATCTAGGTCCGCATCCATCATACCCTGATCAAATTGATCAGGCACATGAGCAATAATGTCCATCACAGCCATGGGCCCCAGTACCCCCAAAGCACTGCCTTCGCAGGCCGAATAAACCGTTCCAAGTTCAAGCATGGCCATCCTCCAGGCGTTGTTGGAAGTAGTCAATGCAGTAATGTTCTAATTCAGGTCGACGGCTGGCCCACTGCCAGGCACCGTTATCACCGTGTTTGATGTCTGTCACAGGGTCAAATCCCAGTTTGACCACAGCATCATGACGATCCCAATAGCGTCGATTAGGTATGTCACCGTGCCAGAGATGATATGCGGTATGATCAATGTAACCTACGCTGCCTTGCACTGTGGTGTAGAATGGGCTAGCCCACTTCAGGTAGTGTGCAAAGTGTGACTGGGTCATAGGAACTGTGGTGGGCACCTGAGAAATTTTGCCATATGCAGCATGCAAGAACATGCGATCAGCAGCACCCATGATCATGGCATCATAAAATCCATGTTGATCTATAGTATCTCTGCGTATGCACCAGGCCAAGCCAGGCATGACTTCACGTCGTGGATGCCCCCAACTGTATTTGCTTTGTCTTTCCAACGCACTCATACCATTGGATTCAATACGAGCTATGAGTCCTTGTGCATAGTATTCGGGTTCAGCTGAGATGTCTGTTTCACCAGGCTTGAGATCCACACTGCGAGAAAACAACTGCACCATTTGGTATTTTTTGAGTTGTTGTTGCGCTTGTGTCACCCATGAATCGCTGTCAAACAGCACGTCATTATCAATCCAGGCCACAGTATCACAGTCTTCGGGCAAGTGTTGTAGTGCAACGTTCAGCAGCCGTTCTTTTTGCCACAGCACAGCGCCACCATGAAGTTGTACCATGACATCAGCATCTGTGGGCACAAGTTCAAACTCACCATCAAAGCTGAGTTCCACAGTGATCAGTGGCACAGTCAGATGTTTACGAAACAATCGATAATTGTTTAATTTGGTTTGATACTTGGCTGAATTGAAATAGGTGGTGACGGCATACAAGGACATGTAGTAATTATAGAGAAATCACCAGGCAATGTCAAATTTATCTTTAATCGGTGCTGTAAGCAAACTCGCCAGTGCTTGAATTATAGTAAACTGTTTTAAAGCCTGCACCGGTCAAATTGGCTGTGCTATCACCACGCACAGGTTTAACTGTGAATGTATTGGCTGTGGCTGCGTTTAGACCTACACCGGTGGCATTCAATATGATTGAGTTGTTGCCTTGAACACTTTGGCCTGCCATGGCGCCAATGGCTATTGAGTTGGCACCTTGTGTGTCATAACCAGACAGATAACCAATCGCAATGGAATTGTTACCTTGTGAGGTATTGCCAGCCAGTTCACCAATGGCCACAGCATCGTATCCTTGGTTGTACGAAGCTGCATTGGCACCAATGGCCACTGCCCAATCCTGTTGACTGACTGCACCAGTACCGTAACCAATGGACACGGCCTTATCACGTTGACCGCTGCGTCCGGCTGAGTTACCAATGGCCACAGCCCAGCGGCCTTGAGTTTGAAAACCAGCTTTTTGTCCCACTGCCACAGCATCTTCACCTTGAGTTTGAAAACCAGCATCTTCGCCAATGGCCACTGCACGGGAACCTTGTGTGGAGTAACCAGCCTTGTAGCCCACGGCCACAGCATTCACAGCTTGAGTGAACTCACCAGCATTGGTGCCCACAGCCACCGCATTGGCACTTTGATTGCTATAACCAGCAAACTGACCAACGGCCACTGCTCTTGTGCTTTGATTCTGTAGACCAGCCGAATAACCAATGGCCACTGCCCCATCAGCTTGAAAAGTTTGTCCTGCTCGATAACCAACGGCTGTGGCATATGCACCTTGTCCTATGTTGAATACAAGACTGGCACCATCGGTCAACGGTGCTGTGGGATACTGACTCAATGTCACAACGCTGCATCCTGTGCTCTGCACAAATGTGTTGGTAGGAATGTTAGTCCCAGTGACTCGCATTGGGTATATTATGTTGCTGGCGTCGTTGATGCCGATCACAACACCAACAAATGTTAGTGGGTCGCCGTCAGTCATGGTTGCTGTGTAGTTCGGAGTGATATCAACTCGGTCTTCGCCGGAGTATACGGCTGTTACCAATGTGTTGGCCTGAATGTTGTTGCCAAATACTCGTTGGTTGGTCACAATGTTGGCTGTGCTGGCCACATACAATCTGCTGGGATTGGGCGGCGCCGACGGTGAATAAGTTGTAACCGGACCTGATCCGCCTTGAGCATCGCTTACACTTCGGTACAATGTTCCACCAACACCAGCTTGATATCCAATGGCCACACCGCGCTGTTGATCGTGATATCCAGCTTGGTAACCAATGGCAATGGAATCTTCGCCTTGATATAGATTACCGGCATAGGCACCAATGGCCACAGCGTGTTGGGCTTGACTGGTACCAGCACGGTATCCAAATGCCACACTATCACCTGAGGTATCGTTCAGTGAGGCCCCTTGGGGCAATATGATCTTACCAGCTGATCCAAAGGTCCATTGTGCCGAGTTGCCCACACCATCATTGCTGTTGATAATAATATTGCCTGTGTTGGCCAGTTGTATATATTTGTTGTCATCGCCGATGAACTGATTGTAGTATGCATTGTTGCCGGTATCAAAATGTATGTGAGTGGGTTCGTCATTGATATTGCCCCGCACTCGCAAGTACATATTGGCATTTGCGCTGGAACTGCTGGGTGCAAGATACAATCCACTAATGAGATTGCTTGTGCCCGTGCCTATCACTATCTCGTCTCTGAAGGTCACATTGCCGGTGTTGGCTATTATGCCAGTCAACTGTGAGCCGTTACCAATAAAGTAATTGCCTGTGATGTTACCGGTTGCTGAAATTTCTCCATTAACATTCAAGCCATCTTCAATTGTGACAAAAGTAGAATCATCACTGCGAATGCTGTTGATCACAAGATTCACAGCTGAAATGTTGCCCGGAGCAGTCATATCACCAGTAGCATCAAAGTTCCAACGCACTTCGGTGCCAGTGTCACCGGGTTTGAGAATAATCACAGCAGACGGTGTATTGACATTGGCCATGTCAGTTTCAACATATGCCCAGGCCTGATATGCACCAGTAGTGTCATTTTGTAATCCAATTTGGGCAAAGGTATCACCCGCTGCAAGTCTAGAATAGGTATTGCCGTTGGTAGTTCTAACGGTTATTGGGCTGCCTGCTGGTGCCTGTATGACATTAGCAGGAAACTGTGTGGTGCCATTGGCGTACAAGGTCCAAGTATTAGCACCAGCAGTGAGTGACATACTTCCTGGAGCAGATATCAACCCCGAGGTAACATTCAATCCATCTTCAATTGTGACAAAACTTGAATCATCACTGCGAATGCTGTTGATTATTAAATTGATAGCAGAAATATTTCCTGGAGCAGTGAGATTACCATTGTGGTCAAAGGTCCAAGTTTGTTGAGGTGTTGAATTTCCATCTACAATAATCTGAGCATATGGCGTTTCAGTATTGCTATTCTCTAAATAAAGTTCTGCGTAGCTGTAAGGGCTGGTGTTGAAAGCATAGATGTCAACGCTGGTTGGATTGATAATGATATAATTTTCATTATTGCCGGTGCTGTTGCCCTTGATGTTTAATGCACTATTGACATGAGCAATAGACATTGTGTCGCCTGTGAATACAAAATTACCAATTGCCGCATTACCACCACTGGTGAATGGTGTGCCATTGGCATAAAAATAACCATCAGTGCGAATGCCCGGTGTTATGATATTGCTGTCAGCATAAGTGAAATAGGCATTGCTGGCAAAACTGTTGGAACCTGAATTGAATTGTATCTCTCCGATATTGCCTGACGGATAGTTTGTGTTTGATGTGACCTGATTGGTGGTGGTAAAATTCTGTTCTTCAAGATTGATAGTGACATTGGCACCTGCAAATACACCACTGCTGTTGGTGGTAATCAATCTGTTTAACGCTTCTTGACCAGTCACATACACATTACTATTGGCATTGGTTGCAGCAATATCAGCAGCAGCGGCAGCAGCAGCAACAGGCGGATTGGCCAATACTGTGTTGCCATTTGCATCGGCTCGCAACACAATAGGTGCAGTAGCAGTTGTGTCGTAGGGTGAAACACCCACTACTGGAGTTTTAATAATAGCCATAGTTCAAGTCCCTTTGGTATATTTACCGGGCTTGATCAATATCCAAATCTGGTTTTGAATTGATTGTACAATGCTTGTATCTTTGCAAGAGAGATCACTCCATCATACACTTGTATTAATCCTATATTGCCAGTTTGTACTTCACTGCCACCGGCTCTGCTGAACAATCTCAACTGGTTAAATCCACCACCTGACCCACTGGTTTCAGAATATGCATAGGTAGTTGGTTGAGTATTTGTTGCTATCCAAAGTTGCCCTGTGCTGGTTGTATCATCCCATGTGGCCCAGCCAAAATGCCACACAGTGTCGGCACCCGACGACGGCAAGTTTACTGCAAAGTTAGGGTAGAATGTGTTGGGATAGCCACTGTAAGCACCCATCAACCAGTCTTTACTGCTTTCATCTTGTGTGTTCAGCAATCGACCGGCCACTGCTGGATCTAACTGATATACCATGAAAACTGTATAACTTTGACCTGACACATAATTTGGCCCGCCATAGATGTAATCATTGGTAGAACCTGACACAGTGGTCATGTTGAATACACCGTCATTACTAGCATTCCATGTCATGGTACTGTCAGGGTTGGCCACGGTCACAGTGTAACCACCCGAACCTGACACCACTGATCCATTCACCGGTAACGCACTGTAGTTGGCTGCATTTAGATTATACACCAACTCAGGTCCTGCTGGGGCTGATCCTATGAGAATCCCTCCACCAATGCTTATTCCTGATCCAATTTGTATTGCCATGCAGTATTTAGCAGTCAACAAAAAAGCATCTTGCGATGCTTTGATGCCACTTCCCATCCCGAGGTTGTTGCTTACAGGGTATTTATGCTTGAGCAGTGATCACCGTGTCTGTGAAACCAGCCTTGAGCTATGTGTCTGTCACAGTGAGCACAGTAGAGTTTTGGTCGCTTTAGTCCGGTTAACTTCTGAGCTACTGCTTTTTTTTGTTCTTCTGTCCAAGGTTGTCTTTTAGCACGAATCTGTCGCATATGTTCTTTGCGTTCTTCTGTCCACTCTACTTTTTTCATTGGATTGTTATCACCTTGCATGTGTATTCTATTTTTTTCTCCAATTTTTTTCTTAGACTCTTCTGAATGAGACTTTCCATACATGCCATTATTTTTACCTTTGTTGTCTTTTGGTAGATTTTGCTTAGACCACGGACGCTTGCTACCTTTTTGTGAGTCGCTTAAATTTTGTTTATGTTCTTCGCTCTTGGGTTTGTCTTTGTGGTAATCACTAATCTTTTTTCGACTTTCTTCTGTAGGAACTATGTATCCCGCTACATTTTGATTGAGCCAACGATCATCTTTTAATACTTTACAACGACTAAGAACTCTTGTTTCCCAGTCGCTTGCTTGCTCTTTTGTCTCAAATACCCGGCGTACTTCTGTATCAAAACTGTCTACGCCTGTTTCTTCTATTAGTTTCTGAACACCCGGACTACTTGTGAAATAGTATTTCCACAGATCGTCTACAGGATCTACTCGGTTAGCCGAACGGTATCCATAGTAGACTTTGCCGGAAGGTCGATGTTTGATTAGATATGTATAAGGTTTCATATTGTTGTTATTTAGTTAGATGCAGCAATATCACATAATAACATTTACAGAAAGAAAAATCAACAAAAAAGGACCATAAGGTCCTTTTTTGAGTTGGTAAAATACCAATCGAAGATTAGCTGAAGCTCAAATTCGAGACTGCTATCTCCCCGACATAATCGCCCGCATTGCCGAACGAACTTGCAGTGTTGGTCAATTCAATGAAACCATAACGAGTCATGAACGAAACCACTGGTTCGAATGTTGTTGGGTCCAATACAACACCTGAGCTCATCAAGGGGATGTAAGGGCAGTAGAATGCAGGAGCATCAGCTTCTGAACTACCTTTGTAGCCAACCAATACAGGTGTAGTGTCGCTAGCATAGCTATCAACAAACACACGCATTGCGCCGTTCAGAGTACCAACAAACTTGGTGTTTGTAGGTGCTTCGAAAGTGCCTTCTGTTGTACGTGCAAATGCGCTGGTTGTAGCACTTTGCAGAACTGTCAAGCTAGCAGAGCTAACCACAGCATAGTTACCAGCGCCACGACGTGTGCGTTGGGCGATCAAGTTAGCAACACGATTGATCAGAACTGCCAAAGCGGCGTGTTCGTCACCAACGAATGTGGCTGTACCAGACACAGTAGCTTGGTTGTATGTGTACTCAGTTGTGGCCAGTGAGCGCAAGCTCAACAAGATTTCCTGGTCAATTTCAGCTGTAATCTCCTGGGCCAAAGCTGCCATGATTTCGGCTTCTACGTCGATACCATGCATGGCTTGTGCGTCCTGAGCAGCTTCAAAAGTCCAACGGGCTTGCAACTTACGAGTCTTAGCTTCCACAGCCTGCTTCAAGATTTGCACAGAGATCTGACGACCGCCGCTGCCTTCAAGCACTGATGTATTAGCACCACTGTAGATAGTTTGTGTTGGATCAACAATACCAGCTGACACGCTGCTTGCTGAAGAATATGCCTGAGCAATCAAGAATGGGCTCAATGCTTCTTGGCCGGCAGCAGTACTGGTATTAGCAGTGCTGGTGTCGTTCATTGTGTTGGCATAACGCACACGCAGGGTGTGGATCTGACCAACAGGTCCAGTCATAGGCTGAACGCCAACCAATTCGTTAGCAATAACGGTTGGCATAACACGACGGATAACTGGCAAAATCACACGGTTTAGTGTGGCAATGTTGCCAGAACCTGTAGAACCGCCGCTGGCATTTTCTTTCAAATACTTGCGTGTGTTCTCTAGGATCACGTTCATGTTGTTACGCTTGCTGCCTTTTAGGCCTTCAAGAAGGGCTTCCTTGGTTTCATCCCAGCGGCCTTCTAATAGTTGTTGTGACATTTAAGTCTCCTTAGTTTAAATTAAAGCCCTGCCAGACGCTTAATAGCGATAACATTGCTGTTGTCAGCGGTGTCGTCGTCTTGACGCAGAGCAGTTTTATTACCAGTGACTTCTGACACATTTTCTGAGATCACCTGGCGGGCTTTCACAGACTTGCCATCAGCTAATACGGCTGGTAGATACTTTTCAAAAGCATTTTTCAGACGGGGAGTCTGTACACTTTCGAGTAAATTACGCATGACTTCGCGCTTCTCTTCGTTGAGAGGAGATAGCAAATCGTCCATGGTGTTTTGACGCACATTGGATTCACGGATCACACGTATTTCACGTTCCTTGGACTCAACAAGAACTTTTGCTTTCCTGCTGAGTTTAATGGCTTCAGATAGTTGATGTTCTCTGGCAGCGATGATGTTTTGCAACTTGCGAACTTCGGCTTTCTCATTGAGATGAGTAGCACCAAATTCAGCAGCATACGCTTCAAAGATACGACGACCAAAATTGTTCTCACGAGCAACTTGGATGTCTTCATGCAACTGGCTGAGTTCAGCCTTCAAATGATAACTAACAGCTTGACTCATTTTTTCAGCACTTTCTTTTACGAAACGTGCTTTGAGATTTTCCAATTTGCCACGTGCTTCACGCACCAAACGTACTTTAGTTTCCACTACATCACGTTTGTCTTGGGCAAATTCTTGGATCTCACGAGCCAACGCATGCACCATGAAGTGTTCTAGTTTTTCTAGTCCTTCATTGTGCTGCTTGCGGTCCTTACGAAGTTCGCTGATTTCTTCAGATAATTTTGTTACCATGAAATTGTTAAACTTCACAGCACTTTCTTTCATCTTGGTTTGAAACTTCACGCGATCTTCACGCAGGGCAGCTTTCTCTTGGGCAAACTCTTCAAGTTCACCGGTGAGACTTTCTGTCATCATCTTGTCTAAGGCTTCAACCATCACTGTCTTATCGTGCTCGTAGCGTTGAGCAAACTCTTCACGTAGTTCTACTCTAACCTGTTCACGTGCTTCTGTCAGTTTAGATTCCCAAGCTTCGTTGAGTTCTCGACTGACGTCTTCGTTGATCAGGCCGCTATCTAGCAATGGTTTGATTGCATCTAGCATGCTTTACTCCTTAATTTTGAGATCTTTGATAAGGCGTTTTACTTCCTCACGCAAAAATCTCTGTACCTTGCTGTTCTGACCTGCGTCCTTGGCAATCTCTAACACTTTATGACCGTACTTCATATTTCGAAGTCCTTCATAAATTGCACGAGGATATGCATGCGGGGCACTGGGCTGAGCAACAATATCCACAGTGACTATTTCAAAGTCACTGACATGTCCGTTGCCTTCGTTCACGTTACCGGAACCACGGCTCGAAACTCCGAGTTTCACACCCGAATCCAACATGGTCTTAACCAGTTGTCCCATAGGTGTAGGTAATATTTTTAACTTACCGTAACCAGCAGGGCCATCCATCCACATTTTTTCAATGCAATGACTGACTCTGTCTAAGTTGATTTTTAAATCTTCAGGGTGATCTACTTCACCCAGCACCGAATAACCTTCGCGCAGTTGTTCATTGATACTGTGAACTGCTTTACCAATTTCATTTACGGGATACACACGTTCGTTGGCGTTCTTTACTCCGCCTTCGATACATATACCTTCCATGTACAATGTCTTTCCTGCGCCGTCAGGACCATCTTCAACCAAGACGCGAATCTTGGCTTGGTTGAAGTTTAGATGTTCCTGTAAGTATTTCATTGCTGATTACTTGCCACGTGGAAATGGTGTGCGTGTGTTTACACCGGCAGCTTGACCCAAGTGTGGCTTGGCAGCAGGCTTCAAATCTTGCGTGGCTTGAGCAGGTGAGTTACCAACTTTACCAATTAGATCTTTTGTGGTGTTTTTGTAAGCAGCGGTATCGTGGTGTCCACCTTCATTTTGACCTGCTCGAACAGGACGGCCTTCCATACCCGCTTGTCCACTGTTAAATGCAGTGATAGACTTGGTGTTGGTTCCAGCTGGTTCAGAAGTCACTGGTTTTGGAGCAGCTTTAAGCGTGATGTTTTCCATCATGCCTTCTGTTTCAAATTCATCTGCATCAATTTCCATGTCGTCCATGCCGTCGCCCATGTTGTCTGCATCGGGTTCACCGTTGCCCATCATGTGCTCAAATTCAGCCATGAGTTCGTCCAACTTGTCAGCCAGATCCATCACATCGCCTTTTGTAGCAGCTTCATCTCCGCCCATTTCGTCATGATCTTGTTCCATGTCGTGAGTGAGATCTTCACCGTCTGACTCTGCTTCGTCATCAAACTCAGCATCGTCGTCGGTTTCCATCATGCCATTTTCTTCGGCTTCCAATTCATCGATCATTTTGCCGGTTGCACTTCCGCCCATCATGTCGTCGCCTTCTTCCATTGGAGGATTACCGTCAGTATCTGGCGGCTCTTCACCCATGGCATTGTCTTCTTCTAATTCGTCCTCTTGCATGATATTCTCATAGATCTGACGACTCTTAGATACTACGATTTGATGGAAAAGTTCTTTGGCTTTGGCATCTTCGTCGTTGATAACATATTCAATCAACTTTTCAAACTGATTTTTACTCATTTAACTGGCTCCTATAGATATTCGTTAACTTTGCCACCCCGGCAAAATGTATATCTATATTTACAAATTAAAAGAAAAATATGCCAGTTATGGCTGGTTTTTTATCAATTAAGACAAAAATGTTACGCCGGAGGAGCAGCCGGTGGAGCATATTGAGTTCTAATGTCTTTTAGCTTTTCATTGTACTCAAATGTCCTAGTATCATTCATTTTTCGCAATTTATTCAATTGCATTAGTGTGAGCTTGGTCTTGCGCAATTGCCCAAGGTGAGGCTGAGTGTTATCAGCGGCTACATCTTGATATGCACTGGGACTACGTTCGTAAAGCTCATTGAGGATCATGATATATTTATGCAGCACCCGGAATTGGAGCACCGGCGCCTGGTGGTTGTGCTGCCGGCGTGTTGCCAATTGTACCGCCCGGAGCAGCTGGCATGCCTTCTTGTCCAGCTGGGGTTAGATTTGACATCTCTTGACCCATTGCAACATCACTCTCCAACCCTGCTGGAGTAATACCCACACTACGTAGATCCTGTCCTTGTGATGTTTCTATCTCAGGCTTGCTGCGTTCTTCTTTCCAGAGCTTGGAATTGGTTTGAATTTCGTCTTCGGTCAACCCTAAGAAACGTTCCAGCAAGAATCTCTTGCTCATGTAAGGCAATGCTTCTAAACTGGTAAATGCTGTGATACGTGAAGTGTCTAGTTCAGCTTGACGATAGCTGGCAAAGTTTTGCGGTGGGTTAAACTTGATCTGGAACAGGCCAGCATCAATATTAAACCCTCTCCAACGCAAGAACATTTTGAATTCATCATCAAGTTTTTGCATGATCAATGCTTGCAGTCTTTCACAATATTGATTGAATCTGTACTCTTGAATCAATGCTGTTCCTACTTTGCCATCCTGCATGGTACGGTCTGAATCGTCCGGTCCGGTAGGCAAATAGCTTGATGGCACACGTAGACCACGAGCCATTTTGTTGTTAAAATACTTCAAGTCGTCAATTTCTCCGAGATTTTGACCACCTTGCAACATTTCTACTGAACTGCCTCGGCCGTCTGCACCTACTGGAAAGAAAAAGTCTTCGTTGATACTGAGCGGATTATAACTTGAATCCATGATGTTCTGCCCGCCGCCACCATATGTAGGAATACGACGTTGATGCATTTCATTCTTCACACGTTCCACAAATGCCATGGCCATGTGGCTGGGCATGTTGCCCACATCAATCTTGAACATTCGTCGCTCAGGGGCACGTTGTACTCGATAGATCAACATGGCATCTTCAAGCAATTCTTTTTGCTTGAAAACTTTAAAAATGTTTTCCAAGATACTTTTACCAAAAGGCCAGAATGTATCTAACCCTTCGTTTAAACTCATGTGAACCACATGTTTAGCATCAATACAAGTTTCGTTCACAGCTCGGTTGAATCTGCTTACTCCACTCATGGCTGAACTGGGTGCAGTGTATCCACCACCTTGCATGCTACCACCAATACCGCCTGCTCCGCCTGAACTTGGGTTGACCATGAAGTCTGTTGTGGTTTTGGCGGCCACAGTCAAGTTTTGAAAGTTAGGGTTGATATCACGTATGATGTATTGTTCAGGACGTTTGCCTTCATTTTCATTAACAATAACTCGAACCACTTTGCTCATGTCCACCCAGTACATTTCAAATGTTTCTGGATCACGTACAAATACCTGATCGCCGTACTTGATAGTGTTACGGAACAGTTTAAAAATACGCTGATCAAGTTTGTTCAGCTTGACCCACTGCTGCATCTGTTTGCGTATGATTTCAACTTCGTGATCTGTAGGATCATCATTGTATGTTATATCAAACGGTGTGTCGTTTTGTTCATTCAGCTGTGTAGAGAATTCAGATATGATATCTAAACATGCATTAACTTCCGAATCGGCATCCATGTTTTCATATTGATTATAACGTTCAATACGGTTAGGGTGTCCCGAATATACTTCGGGCAATCTACTGGCATAGTTTCTGAAACTAAAATCAGACTCTGCTTGATTGCTGCGACGGCCATCATTTTTAGGATATCCCGGTAATCCCTGATCTCTACCACCCGCAATTGGGCTCATTTGTCCAGATAAATCTGCGACTTTGAAGTATTTTTTCCACCCGGTGCCTTTGTTTGGTTCTGCCATAGTGTGTTATTTATTGTTAATTCCTAGACTGTTGCAGTATCTTGCCTTGGGTATTAACACTTCTACGCATGAGATCCACTAGTTCGTTTGTGCTAGCTGTTTGCAACCCTATGTTTTTGGCCAATTCCATAATGCCTTGAGTCAGTTCTGGATTGGTTTCGTTATTAGATCCAGTATTTGTTTTTGTTTCACGTTCGGTATCTGGTCGAGAATTATCCAGTGTTGTACGATACGTTGTTTTAGGTCCAGCTAATGATTGGTCAGGTCTAGCAAATTGATCCGGAGGGCTAATTCTGATATAGCCCGAAGTGGGTGCAACTGGTGCTGGTTTAGGTTGTGGCGCTGCTGGTTTGGCTTGCGGTGCTACCTCTGCTGGTTTAGCTTGTGGAGCAGGCGGTGCTGGTTTAGCTTGTGGTGCTGCTGCTGGAGTGGCAGCTTGTACTGCTGGTGCTGGTTTGGGATTTACCTTATCTACTAATTTTTGTTTGTCTTCATCCGTTAGTTTTGGTGTATAACGAGTGTCGCGACGATTGACTGGTTCACTATTTGGTTTGGCCCTATCCACCTGTTCCTGCGGAGTAAGGTCTCGTTGTCCTAGGTTTCCTATAGCTTTAGATGCCTTGCTTACAGAATTTTTTATAAACGCTTCAGCTTCCGCAGTTTTAAAATTTGTACCGTATCCAGCAACAGATGGAGTGTTTACACCTCGTCCTGAACCAGGTTGATTGGGTCTTTCTTTAATTGATGTTTTTTCGCCAGTTTCAGGTAACTTTGTAATTACTTTTTCAATTCCACCGGCTAACTCTAATAATTTAGCAGTCACCGGACTTACACCGTAATTCACAAGATTGTCCATGGCAATGGTAGTTGCTGTTTGTGCTTGTCGCAGTGCCACTTGATTGTTGATATCTAAATTTTTACCAGATCTTAAATCATCTTGTGCTTTTTTAGCATCGGCCTCATTTTCTGATGCAGTTTTTTGTCGATTTTTAGCTTCGAGAGCAATCATTCCTGCATAATCTGCATTTACTGAATTGCTTATGCCTGCTTTGGCTAATCCAGAATTTCTATTAAGTGCGCCGCTGGCTTCAGTAGCACCTTTGGTCAGTACCTCGCTGGCTTTGTAATTCTGACTGAGAATTGACTGAGACATCTCGGGCAATGAAGTATACATTTTTTTAGCTTCTGGACTGTTTACAAATCCACTCATCAAATCCTGCACACCTTGTTTCAATGCAGCAGGTGTTTGTGCCATTAACTCACGATTCTGTTTAATTTGCTCTTCGGCTGCTTTGGCCCCATCTTCGTCTCCTGCTGCTCTGGCAGCGGCTGCTTTTTGTTCTAGATCTCTAGTTACCGCAGCATAACGTTGATCTGACAGTCGTGCTTCTTCTTCTTTGGCCAAAGATTCTGCTGATTTACCTGTTAGTCGGCTGAGTTTGTCTTGTTGCGTAATATATTCAGCAGCACCAGCTGTAAGTGCTTCTTGTGATTTTTGGGCACTGGCACCAGTTAATGTTTGTATTCTTAGATAATTTGCTGTGCCTTCGTTGATATTTTTGGTACTCAGCCCCATACGTAGAAATTCAGACTGTAGTCCTGACTGCTCTATACCGGCAGCAACGTCTGCAAACTTCTTGGTTCCTTCGCTTACACTGCCGCCAAGTTTGGCCAATGCTTCACTGTTCTGAGCAATCATTGCTCCAAACTCGGGCAATTGATTCATTGACAAACCAAACTTCTGCATGCTGCTAAACACGCCTGTCATGCCTTCAGCACCAGCACCACCTACTCTACTGAGATCTTGAAAACTTTTGAATAATGCATCGCTTTGCTGAGAAGCTTTGATAAGATACATTCCAGCAAACTCACCCAGTTTACCAAATGCTGTGCCTAATGCTCCCAATGGCCCCAGCAGTGATGTTAACGCTTGGCCAGCTGATTGTATTGTACCATTAAATACACTGGCACCTTGTTGGCCATTGGCCAATGCTGTGGTAAGACCAGCAGCACCTCCTGCTATTGTCCCAGCAGCTTTTGAGAAGCCTAAGCTAAAATTCTCAAGCATACCGTTCAACTGCTGTTCTAATAATTTTGCGGCATCATCCATAATATGTCCTTGTAATTTTACCGTGTGGTAATTTAATCATAATTATATTTAGCGAGGAAAAACATGCTACCAAACAACCCATTAACACAATATTTTCGCCAACCAGCGATCTATCTCCGACTGCCATCCAAAGGTAAATTTTATCCGCCAGGCACCCTTACTTTGCCGCCCAATGGAGAATTACCAGTGTTGCCCATGACCAGTGTGGACGAAATCACTTATCGAACTCCAGATGCACTATTCAACGGCACAGCCACTGTAAATGTGATCAAAAGCTGTGTTCCTAGCATAAGAGATCCATGGGCCATGCCAGCAACCGACATTGACGCTGTGTTAGTGGCCATACGTATTGCCAGCTACGGGCATGCCATGGATCTTGATGTGACCTGTCCAGCATGCAGTGTTGACGAGTTGATCAGTGTTGATTTACGTGCAGTCAATGACGGATTGAAGATTGGAGATTATGATAGTTCCATGAATATCGGAGATTTAGAATTTTGGTTCCAACCTATTCCATACAAGTTTGTAAATGACAACAATCAAATGCAGATGGAGCAACAACAAGCCATGCGGGTGCTCAATAGTGATGCAGAAGAAAAAATAAAATTAGAACAGTTAAATCGTAGCATGATGTTGGTCAATGAAACTACGTTAAGAACCATTGCCCAAAGTATTGCAGCTATCAAAACTCCACAAGCAATGGTAACTGAAACTGAATTTATCATAGACTATCTACGCAATTGTGACAGCAAGATATTCAATAAATTAAGAGACTACGTTATTACATTAAAACAAAAAAGTGATGTACAACCGTTAAATCTTGTGTGTAAAGAATGTAGCCATCAGTATACACAACCGTTTACACTGGATCTATCAAGTTTTTTCGTCGACGCCTCCTGACCTCTAGTGTAGAAGAGATCGGCACCTTGGTCGACAATATGGACAAAGATTGTCAAAACATACGCCAGGAGGCTATCAAGATGAGTTGGTTCATGCGAGGTGGACTAACTTATGATCAAGCCATGGCTCTAGGTGTACAAGAGCGTGAAATTATCAATGAGTTAATCAAAGACAATTTAGAGACAACAAAAAAATCGGGCCTCCCTTTCTTTTAGTAAAACAGAAACGTTCATTTGTTTAGAGACTTGCTACGCAAGTCTATTGATATCGCTGCGCTCATCAATGTTTTTTTGTTTTCTTTGTTTGCTTGACTTAGTATCATCTAGATACTGTGGTCATAATTCACCGTATGCACGGTGAATTGATGCATCATCTGAGTGACAGCAGTCATTTATTATAAAGAGATTGTTGTTTCCAACACAGAGGCGGTTGACCGGTACCCCTTACTCTAGCTTCACATATCAACGGAACCCTAGTGACCCGATAATAAATCCAAGTCCTATGAGCATGGGGTGTATCTATTTCACAGAGCCCAAACCATTTGTTGCCTTTAGTTAGCAATTGCCTTTGACGCCCAAGTCCAGACCGGGTATCGCACCGTTCCTCAATGGGGTTGAGTCAAACACTCAACACAGAGTCGTTTAGTTGCCTGTTAAATTTTGTTTAGAATTTGCCGACCATGTACCCTTACAGATATCTGGCCGTTGTAATAATCTTGTGACTCTAATACTTGTCTACTGAACTGTTCCCGTGCTTCAACGTATGAACATTCACTTTTACTGTTACAGTAGTAAAGTATTTCTCTGGTAAAATTGTCGGTGCCTAGTTTTTGGATGTCTGCGGATAATTCTGAGCTTGACCCATAATACTCTTGCCAATCGCTATCGATTTTGCTGTGTATCTTTTTCCGCTTTTTGATGCCGTTTTTTTGTTTGACTGTTCGGTAAGTTGTTTTTGAGAACTTGGCTAGTTTTTTGCCTATGTATTTGCGTCCAGATAGATTATTTGTGATCAAGTAAACAAATCCCACACATGTTTCGGGCAATGTCTCCACTGGGGTGTTTTGATATAGCCATGTCATGTTGCTGTATTACTTGTGTCATATAGTTATGCCTTAAAGTCAAAGTTGATGTAAAAAGTTGCCTGTTCTATCACGGTATTTGCATTGACATTTACAGTATACTTGATAAAGTCACTGATGTCATGCAAAGCCTGCCCGTTACCAGTCCATGTGGGTCTACTACGGCTAAGTTCCGTATCTAGTCTATCTAATGTGAGTAAAGTTGTTCGAAATTTCACTTGATCTTGTTTAAATGCCTGAGTGCCTTGCCTGCTGGCGTGACTTAATGCTGCCTTGCTAATTCTATATGTTTCCCATCTGGGTTCAGGTGCCACTATGCTTTGCTCCCCCACAGATCCGATGTTAAAAATCCATCCAGATTTTCCGTCTGCTTGCCATGCATCGTATACTGCCATGTACACCTGGGTCTGTCCAAAATTTGCCCACGGCTCTTGTGGAGGCCCATCAAATGCATTGTTCACAAACACATCATACTCTAAACTCATTAGAGCAATGTTTTGATGATCTTTTGTAATATCAATTCCTGTAGCACGGCTCATGCTTGTTGCACCAAATTGTTCCACAAGATGCTGTCCTAATCCTCTATTACCGCCGGTTACTAACATTTTCATATTTTGGATCCTCCTTGATCCCATACTTTTGTAAATTTACTACCACAGGTCATTGCACATTCAAACAATCTATGTTCATTGTTCCAGCTCTCTACTAGATCCGACCACATGGGATTCTCAAACACACCCTCTAATGAGTTATTGTGTAGATTGAGATTATCTAAGCCATATCTTGACAAAAAGTCTGTGATCTGATTGCGTCCATTGTGTTGGCTTAATGGATTGGCACCAGGCAAACTGCCGTCTCTGAATCTAGCATCATACAGGTTGTGATTGAAAAAATTGCAAGGCAATACCACACCCTCAGCATTAATAGCTACTTTGCGTCCCATCATAGCATCACACCGTATTGGGGTGGTATCAAAATAATCCTTAACTGATGCATATTGTTTTTTTAAGTTGGGCAGAAACATCATGCTTGCATTGCGATATTCTGGATGGTCGGACGGTGCTAACACACGATCACTGTTTTTAATAGGCCATGTTTGCATCTCTTCCATCAAGGCATGATTGAGAAATCTACCAGTCTTACGTATCAGAATGTTGTGGAACTTCATGCTAGCTGCTAGTTCTTTAGCTTGCTCAACTTGATGTTGGTTATGTTGGAACACTATGTAGTTCCACTGCGCACGACCACCGGCATTGATGAATGCTTGTGCATTGGCTATGACTTGATTGTATTTTACATTTTTACGATATAGATGTAAGGTATCTTCAAGGCCGTCTATTCCAAAATCTATTTGTCCATATCCATTCATGATCCGGGCTATCTCTGTCCAATACTCTGGGTCATGCACACCCCCATTGGTATGCATATACAACCATAGTGAGGGATTCTTGCTGCGAAAATCTCGCAAGATGCCCAGAAAATCAGGATGCATGATAGGATCGCCATAACTGCCGCAGAAGAATATTTGTCGTAACCGTGTGCAAAGTTCTGTATCAAATGCACGATCAATTACCACACGATCAAGATGGGTCAATGGCATGTAAGGATTGATACCGTGACCAAGATCATTTCTCGGGCACTGTGGACAGGCCGCATTACAGTATGTGGTTATTTCAATTTGATACTCATCAATCACAGAAAAATCAAACAAGTTCAACCTCTCTTTGCCATTGATTGCTAAAATTGGATCCGCCATCTTTGGATCCGCAGGTATCCACACATACAATATTAGGTTGCAAACTAGTCCAAGAGTTTTGTATTTGAGTAAAATCTCTAACAAAATCTTGTTGTCTTGCACCAAGCCAGCAGCATGGACTTATATTTCCTTGTGCATCTATATAAGTGCTTTGCTCTTTAATAGCATGACAATCAATTGTGGTGGATACCATAGACGGAATACCCCATCCAATTGGTTGTTCTAATTTGTTTGTAAATCCACGTTTACTAACTTTAGCACGAAACCATTTAAATCCCATAGATTGAGCAAGTTGCTTACACTCATCAACTTGATGTTGATTATGCCGGTACACCAACATGTCCCAGTGTGCAGATCCTCCTGCTTGTATAAAAGACTGTGCGTTTTGCATTATTCGCAACCAGGTAACATTTTTTCTGTAAACATGGTTGGTGCCTTCAAGCCCATCTATGCTGAATACAACATAGTCTTGAGGTTGATGAAATATACGTCCTAATTCATTCCACCATAGAGCATTTTGCAATCCTCCATTGGTATTCATGCCTAGCACAATTTTTTTGTTGAGTTTTCTAAATTCACGATAGATGTTCAGTGTGTACTTGCCAGCAGCAGGATCTCCATAGTTGCCGCACATGAACATTTTGTCTAATTTGGCAATTTTATCAGCATCAAACGCTTGCATTAGTTTGTACATGTCAAGGTGGTGCTGACGATCTTTACGAAAATTTTTGTCAGTTTCTCTTGCACACAAAGGGCATGCTGCTTGGCATACATCTGTGGGCTCCAGGTGTAAGACTTTTATATCACGCAAGGTCAATGTCCGTGCTATAACTGGTAAATCCATTCTCTTTAACCACCCTAAGAATATTCTCTACCCTGCTGGTCAATTCATCTCTATGACTGACTAACCAGATTGATTTTTGTCGTTCTCGACTCATCTTTTTCAGCAATGCCAGTGCATTCTCTACACCTTGTGTGTCAAGTCCCGAATCAATCATCTCGTCAATAAATAAAATGTTGATAGGACGATATAAACTTTCCCACACATCTCTAAATGCCCAGCTCATGCTTAAGATAAGTCGATTACGCTCACCACGAGATAAGTTATCAAAATCCAATTCACGCCCCAACTCTTCAATACTAACAGTTAAATCGTTTTGAAACTTTACAGTATGTGGTAATCCAATGCGATCAAGATAGTATGTGAGTCTTGCATTGAGATAACTCAAGTTTTGGTCAATGATCTTCTTACGAACAAAACTGTCCTTGCTGGTCAATAACTTTAACAAGAATTCTTGATGTTCTTGTACCCTGGTAAATTCGTTTAGGGTATCGTAACTTACCACTTGCAATGCTTGGTGTTGCATGTCTGCAATTTGTTCAGCATACGGATCGGCATCGGATGATCTTGCTGCAAGGTCCTTGCGTAAGGTATTCACAGTATTTTTGTGATTCAATGCTTGTTCTAAGTTGTCATAAAAAACTGTAGGTGCCGTGCCTAACTCATCAAGTTTCAATAATCGATCTTGATGTTCCATGCGTTGTGTATCATTGGTCAACAATTGCAATGCCAATTCTTGCAGAGTTTTTTCACGCTGTGCTTTCACAGTATCTAGACTGTTGTCGTGTATCTCTGTACCACATGCAAAACATTTGTGACTGGCAATTTGATTCAGATCTTTCTTGGTCTGATCAAATTGTTTTTGTAATTTTACGTCGTCAGCATTGATTTGTTTGATCCACCGATTTGCATCGTCTGCTGTTTTCTTACGCACATGATATGCCTCAAGATTTCTGTGTGATTGGACTTCCGCCTCGATGTCAATGTGCTCAAGATCACCGATGCCTTGTGTTAATGCAGCCACATCTTCAGTTTGTTTACGTAGCCACAATGTGCGACGTTTTTCCAAACTTTGAATTTGCTCTTCAATTCGTTTGTTGGCTTCTTGAACTGCTCGGATTCGTAGTTCTTCTGACTGAATAGAATCTTTGGTGGCTTTGTTAAGCTCTTTGATACGATCGGCACGTTCACTCAACAGTGTGATACCCAACAGTTGTTCGATGATAGTGCGTTGTTCATTGGCCTTCAAACTCAAGAACGGCGGAGTATATGTGTTTAGTGCAACGATATGTTGAAACATGTCATGACTCATTCCCAACACACGTTCAATGGCATCTTGTGTTTCTCTTGAATCGCCTTGAGCATCGTCAGAACTTTTGTCTTCTTGATTTACGTAAAATTTTAAAATGTTGGGTTTACGTCCACGTTCAATTCGATAGTTCTGCCCGCTGACACTAAAGTCCAAACTCACAAGCATGTGTTTGGCATTGGTCTTGTTCACAAGATTATCTTTGCGGATGTTTGATAAGGCTTGACCATACAATGCATAGCTTAGTGCATTGATGATTGTGGTTTTGCCTGTACCATTGCGAGAGCCATCACCGCCCATGTCTAAGTTTTCACCTAGCACCAGTGTGAGATCACTACGATCAAAGTCAATGGCCTGCGTGGTATTACCCACACTCATAAAGTTTTTTACTGTAATATCACGTAGATGGATCATAGATTTTGATATATTTTCAACAGCAGTCGGTTGTCGTAAAACTCTGATTCGATATTGGTTATTTGATCTGTTACAATCTGATCCACTGATTCAAATTTGACTTCGCCGGGAGCCATATCAGTATCCACTGATGAATTTTTGTTGGGTATCAATGCCATCTCTCTCAAATTGTAATCTCGGATATATGTTTCTTTGATAAAGTTAGCTTCTTCGTATGAAATCTCAATGTCTAAGTTTACACGAACATGCATTTTAGGTGCAAGCAATGCGGCTGCATTGTCGATGATATTGGCCAGCCCTAGCACACGATATCGAGGTTGATCGGGCCAGGCATGATACACAGGATCCCGACCCCATTCTAAAATAGTAAGCCCACGGTCATCGTCGCCGGCATCAGCATAATTGTGCGGAAAACAATTGCCAATATAAGTGATGTTCTTTTTGGTTTGTCGTTTGTGAAAGTGACCTGTGAATACATGTTCAAAGTTGTTGAAGTCTTCTCGTCGTACTTCACCGTGATCGGGCATTTCAACCATGGCATTCATGAGATAGCCGGGCAATTCAAAATGCCCAAACATGTATTTGCCCTTCAGCTTGGGTATACGTTTATAGTCATCCCCTACAAGCCAAGGAGCAATCACAACATCACCGACGGTGACCCAATCATTACAGATTTCAACATTGGGTAAATGTTTAGCCCATTCAACACTTTGGATATCACGTTTGTCGCGATAATATAAATCGTGATTGCCTGGAATAAAATATACCTGGCTGAAATTGTTATTCATATGCTCCAGCGCCCGCAAGCTGTAGTTTAATGTTACAATGTTAAGACTGGCTCTATTGTTATGCCAATCGCCCAGGAACATACAGGTCTCACAACCTTGTTCTTTTGCTTTTGTAGTAGCCCACTTTACAAAGTTCAAGCAGTCTTCGTTGTGAGTGACACTATTGCTTTTTAAGCCAAAATGGATGTCTGTGAAGATAGCTGCTTTGCGGAATAGATTGGTCATAGGTACATGATACTATATTTTATAACAGAATGCAAGTTATTTGGTATTGTTTGTATAGCCCATGCCCTTGGCCAGTTCTGGATGTGTTATCAAAATACTTTGATTTCTACGATAATCCATCTGTTGCATTTTTTCTACCCATTCGGTTACATCGGCGGGGGCTTTGTTTATCAAACTCTGTGCAATATTTTTGAGATAACTGTTTGGATGATATTGGTACTGTTTAACCGCTAGGTCTCGGATTTGTGAGGTAACACGATCAAATTGTAAATATTCAGGATAATGTAACATATTAAATGTTAGATCTAAATTTTTAGAATCTGCCCAATTAACTAATTGATCAAGGTATAAGAGATTAAGATTGCTCACAGTAGTTAGAGTTGACACTTTAAAAATTGCCGGATCCAGGGACAAAAATTGATCAACATGATATTCAATATTGTTCCAGTCTCCGCCCCGTTCTAGTTCAAATTGCTTGCCAATATTGTCAATGCTTAAAGAAATAGCCACCTCTTTAAAATGATGCATCATTTCAATTAGATCGGCCGGAAACTTAGATACATTGGTATTAAAATGTAATCGTTGGGTGTTAGATGCGCCACTTTCGATGCTTTTTTGCAATAGGGTTCTAAACTGTTTTAGCAGAAGTGGTTCCCCACCATAGATATCAATATACTTTACTTCGCTACACAGATCAATAATGCCCGTGACTGCAGGAGAATCTTGCTCAAACCACCTGGATTGATCAATAGAGTAAACGATTTTTTCGCGTCGAGCCAAGTCAGTTTCATATTTTAATTCTTCGTCTACCCAGAGGCTGCTGGAATATGGTCCACAGATCCTACACTTGAAATTACACACGATACTAGGATGTAAACTAATGCTTTTGATCTGGGGCTGATCAATCCAATTGGTTAAAAATTCTTTTTTATGTAACTTGTTACGCCACTGTCGTAAACTACCCAGCCCTTGAAATTCATTTTTCCAACAAATATTGCATTCGCCGGGACGTTGGCCTGATAGTAACTGTTTTCTTAATTTTGTAGATTTTTCTGAATTGAATAGATTGTGCATGTCGGCAGAGCCGGCAGCAAATCCAATTTGATCTTGTATAAAACAACAGTGTTTGACACTGCTGTCGTTCATAAATTCCAAATTAAAAAATGGCATTGAACACATGGTATTGACATCAATTACCTGATTATCGTCCAATGGATGAGATTCGACCAAGATCTTAAAAAATTCTATATCGTATTGATTTTTAATTGATAGTGGCACAGGGCAACATACTAACACAAAACATCGACTGATGTCAAAAACATCAGCAGCATACTGTAGAAAAGTCAATGCTCGTGGCCCAACAGCATGGCCGGTATAAAATACTATACGTTCATCGGGGCTGAATTCAGGTTTGGCCAATTGATCAAACAACAGAAATGCCTCACTAGGGGATTCTGCAATTGTGGCTAAATCTATAAATTTGAGAACTTTAAATTTCTTAGAGAGGTGTGATTCTAATTCTCCTGGACTTATATTTTTCATATGTTGTCAAGACCAAAATGCATGTTAATGAAGATTGCTGCTTTTTTGAAACTACTCTTCAAACGAGCTCACAACCGGACCGGACATGGCTTCCATGCTGTGTTTGCCGGAATTTTGTCGAGTCCACGAAGGATTCAACCCGTTCATCTCCAGGATGTCATCGCGGATGTTCTGCATCTTTTTTTCAATATTCAGGATGCGAGTAAAACTATTAGTGATAGCGGCAGTATAATACGCAAAAGGGTTCTGCGATTTTGATTCGTCAAATTGCAGTCCAATTTGGCTGAGTTGCAACAATGCTTGTCCGCGCATTTCTTCATTGTAGGTGTATCCTCTCCAGTTAGATCTTGTGGCATAGCGTTCACAAAGTTTCATAAACATCCGAGCCAGCGTTCGAGTCATCTCGCCATGATCTTTTGAAAACTCTCCAGTTTCCAAATCACCACGCCAATGACTCTTGCCCACTAGATACGGCTCTTTGTTTTCATCCACACGATAGTGAAAGAATGGAGGAAAATTAACCCGCATGTGTGTGGGATCCAGCATGGGTTCGTCGATCAATCCTGCTAGCGGATCATCTTCCGCAGGCTCATCCAGTTCCAACAGCTCTTCTAGTTTGCGCTTTTTAGCTGCTGCCTTGGTGATCTTTTTTGGTGCCATGGGTATGTGTTCCCAGGTCATGATGCGAAAGACCACGTCTGTGTTGGGGATTTTTTTAGGATCAATGATCTCACCAGTTTCACGTTTGATGCGATCTGCTCGATTTCTACGTGCTTCAGCTGTGGATTTTTGATTGATTTTGCTTGTTGATGGGAGAATGATATCGTATTGATGATCCAGCACAGGATCTCTAAAAGCACAGTAATTTTTCTTACTAAGGTGGATTTCCTTGAGAATATCGCGATTATTTAAATAGTTAGTCTTTGGTGTTGCTCTTGTAATGATTGCCATCCGTGCGGATCCTTTAAAATATTATTTATTATAACATATTTTTCCAGTTTGTCAACGGTTATAAACTGTGCGGTTTATTTTTTGAGTAAATAAAGAATAGGGAATTATCATGGCATACAACAAAGATAACGCATCGATATTTAATCAACTGATACAACAAGGTCTGTCGGTAGAACAAGCTGCCCAACTGGCCGGTGTCAGCGACGCTGCATCTTCATATGGGTACGGAACAAATTCCAATGCAGGTGCAGTAATACCAGGTGCAGGCGGAATCATTGATATTGCTGGATTGACACAAGTTCTTTATACTCAACCGGGTGTTGCACTACCGGCACAACCGCCGCTTCAGACCACTATACCCACTGCAACAAGTTTATTTGGTAACGGGACCGGGGTCACTAATCCGGGCGCAGCAATTACCACAGCAACACCAATCATTGACCCACGTGTGACTGCCGGAACACCTCCTCCGCCTACCACAAATGCAGCAGCACAAGCAGTAGATGAGTTTACTGGAATAGATGCGCAAGTTGCTGCTACCACAGCAACACCAATTATTGACCCACGTGTGACTGCTGGTACTCCGCCACCTCCTATCACAAATGCAGCAGCACAAGCAGTAGATGAGTTTACTGGTGTAGACGCTCGGGTTGCTGAAAATGCCGCAGAACCAGTGATTGATCCACGTGTGAGTGCCGGAACACCTCCTCCACCTACCACAAATGCAGCAGCACAAGCAGTAGATGAATTTACTGGAATAGATCCGCAAGTTGCTGCCAATGCCGCAGAAAATCAACCATTTCCGTTTGTTGATGATGCCACAGGTGTGGATGCTAGAGTAGCTGCTAACGCAGCAGAAAATCAACCATTTCCGTTTGTTGATGACGCCACAGGTGTGGATGCTAGAGTAGCTGCTAACGCAGCAGAAAATCAACCATTTCCGTTTGTTGATGATGCCACAGGTGTGGATGCTAGAGTAGCTGCTAACGCAGCAGAGAACGTGGAACAAAGTGATGCCGAAACAGCACGTTTGGCTAGATTAGAGTTGGATGCCACTCCAAATGAATCCTCTGCTGAATTTAATAGACTTCAGGAAAAAAATGTACAAGCGGTGGTAGGAACTCAACTGGCACAACGTGGAGCCGTGCTGGATGCTCAACGCAAAATGGTCAACAACGGAGATTGGCGTGTACGACTAAGTCTTGCTCAAGGGGCTCAATATTTGTACAATGCTTCTAGTCCGGGTATACTAGCACCACTAGCCAAGACTGGCGGAGTGATATTTCCGTACATGCCCAAGATTGATATGGCATACAAAGCTAACTATACTTCGTACGATCTCACCCATTCTAACTATAAAGGATATTTTTATCAAAATAGCAGTGTGGATTCAGTAAACCTCACTGCCACATTTACTGCACAAGATACCACAGAGGCTGACTATCTATTGGCAGTGATACATTTCTTTCGATCAGTGACTAAAATGTTTTACGGACAAGATGCGCAGCGAGGTGCACCACCACCATTGGTATATCTCACCGGACTTGGCACATATCAGTTTTCAGCTCATCCTTGTGCAGTTCAAAGTTTTCAATATAACTTGCCCAACGATGTAGATTACATTCGCGCAGGTAGTACCAACATCAATGGTACCAACTTGTTGACTCGTAGAACAAGACAAGACTTGCCTACTAATCCTGTCACCGGCGCTGTTAAACGTTTAGAAAACTTGTTCTCTAGTCAAGGTATCAACAAAGGTGCTATATCAAGTCCATTTGCACCGCCTACACTGGGTAAAAATTCACCAACCTATGTACCTACCAAGATTGATTTATCTATGGTGCTAATACCCATGCAAACTCGCGCACAAGTCAGTCAAATATTCAGTCTCAAGAGCTTTGCCAATGGTGACTTGATCAAAGGAGGATTCTGGTAATGGCCACGTACGATTCAACCAGTGCTTACTATACCACAGGATATAGTCAATTTTTCTTGGATGTGATGACCAATCGTGCCATACCCAAAGAAAGTGATGATCGGCTGATGCAAATCAATCAAACTTATCAATATAGACCTGACCTGTTGGCCCTGGACTTGTATGATAATGCCAGCCTTTGGTGGGTGTTCTATCAACGAAACCCAAACACACTGGCAGCACCTCCATTGGATTTTAAAGCAGGGGTGCAAATTTATCTACCCAAAATAACCACACTGCGCGGCGTATTAGGATTTTAATCAATGTCATCATTTATTCAAAGCGAACTTTTACGGGTGAAATTGGATATTGAGTATACTCAAGACAGTGTACGTGCGTATGAAGAAAGATTACAAGATCCAAATATTACGCCATTGCAAAGAGCCTCGGCTCAGCGTAACCTAGCACAACAACAACAAAGACTTGTTACCTTGCAAGGGGAACAGGCCACTTTGCAAACACAAGCCAACGCTCCTCCAAGCAGTGCCGGTGATGTTGCAGCCGTGGCACAAGGAGCACGTGATGATAATGCCAATACCAGCAGCGGCGCAGCACAACAGTTGGTAGAAAAACCTGTTGGTCGGATAGAGCCAGCAGTTCCTAACATAGATACCAACGCCACGGTACCAATCACCAGCAACAGTGAGTTTGGGACTAATGCAGGCACAATATCATTGGCCAGTAGCCAAGCTATACCGTCACCGGTTCCGTCGGGTGCGTTGTCAGATCCTCCATTTTTAGATCCAGATCAAAGAGCACAACTACAAACATCAGGGACACCTGATCCAAACACATTCTTGGACCCGCGACAGCGAGCAGAATTTGATCAATTACAAACTCAAGGGGCATTACCCACCAATGCTCCAGTGAACAATGCCACACAAAGTGGCGTGGGTGCTCGTGATGAAGATGCTGCACAACCCGCAACCAATGCTGTGAGAAATAGACTGGATGAACTGTACGGCGGAGCAGCCAATGCTATTATCTCGCAAGGCAACATCTTGGATTTTTATGCCAGCTACACATACAGTCTCAGCTGGTACCTGGTAGATCCTGCCACATACAACAAATTGATCAAATCTCCAAAGAGAAATCTTGAAGGATATTATCTCCTGGTACAAAGTGGTGGAGCACCAATCAACAATCAAGTTCCTGCTGCCCCAAATCAAACAGTTGATCCACAACTCACTGCACAAACATCCAGAACAGCAGGATATGGGCGTAGTCCATTTTTTCCACTGGATTACTACATTGACAATCTTGAATTTAATTTATCCTATGGCGGATCAACAGCAGCTGGAGGAGCAGCCACATTCGGCGATCTTACCTTTACCATAACAGAACCCAATGGTATTACTTTGTTGGATAACTTGTACCGTGCAGTAGCTGACTTGTACAAAAAGAAAAATATTGTCAAACCTGGTGTTGATCCAGCTTACTCTGCTGCCGTGTATGTGATGGTGATAAGATTTTACGGGTACGACGTTGACGGAAATTTAGTACAGCCAATTGGCCGTAGAACTGGAGTAACTGACAGCCAAGCAGCAGTGGAAAAATTTATTGCTTTTAATATCAGTAACATTGAATTCAAAGTATCTAACAAGCTGGTTGAGTATAGAGTTTCGGGCGTGGTTCCATCAACCGCCACTGCGTTCAGTACCAACAGAGGAAGTATTCCTCAAAACTTTCAATTCCAGGGGACCACAGTCAAAGAAATTCTGGTCGGAACTGTGGTACAACAAACAGCCAGCCAAGCAGCTGGAGACCAAACTAGAAACAATGTGCCTATACAAACCTCGCCGCCGGGCAGTAATAACACACAAGATCCTACACAACGGGCACAAGCAGTGTTAGCAGCCGCCGGCAACAACGGGCAGGGAGAAGGATAATATGGCAACTAACTCAGCACCACGACTTGGTGGCAATCCTGGTGACGCCACAATAGCCGCAGCCGCTCTGGCACCACGACGCGGCGGCAATCCCGGCGATGCCGCAATAGCTGGCGCTGCTCTTGCACCAGCCAAAGCCAACGCTGCACCAAAACCTGGAGCCACTCAAGTAGGGACTGGGTTGATAGCAGCACTCAATGCTTTTTGGGGAGGCATTTCCAAATCTAAAGGATTTATTCCTGACATATACGAAATCAAATTTGCTGATCCGTTGTTGAGCAATGCCAGCGTGGTGCCACCGGGCCCATTGGATAAAAGTTTTGCCGGCGGGTCTCTACAGGCCACTGCTGCTGATAAACTGTTGGGTGAAAAACAAAACATGAGCCCAACGGTAAGACAGCGATCGGCCACTGCTGGCCAACAGATACTACAGTTTATTGACACAGTGTTACGTAATAGCAGTTACATCACAGATCAACAAAAAGTAATATGGAATTCAAAAACAAATGAATGGGATTACAACGGAAAACCTGCACAAAATTTTGCATGGTTTAATATATCTTGTCAAGCAGAGCAACTGGAGTATGACCCCAAGCAAAACGACTTTGCATATCGAATGACATACATCATAGCACCATATCAAGTTCCGGTACTGAGCGAATACTTTGATAATGGATCTTTTAGAGGTGTACATAAAGTTTATAACTATTGGTTCACAGGGCAAAATTCTCAAGTAACGCAGTTTGAACAAAATTATAACAATGCATGGACACAGGCATTGACCAATGACGTATCTATTAGACGTGGTAATGAATCCATTCAAAGTCAAGTCAACAGCAGAGAGCAATGGAAAAAAAGATACATGCCAGCTAGTAATCAAGCTACACAAGGTGGTGATGGCAAAACATTTGAACCTGGTGCAAATGCTGCTGATTACTTGTACACTACAGATACCTCAACAATTGCCTTGCATATATTAGGAGATCCGGCTTGGATTCCGCCACCTACTAATATACAACCGGGACAATTTAGTTCATCTCCATTTTTTGCCGATGGCAGCATCAATACCACTGCCAGCGCAGCATATTTTGAGTTTGCCTGGAACCAACCAACAGACTACAACCCCACAACTGGATTGATGGATCCTGGACAAAACAACTTTGGAGCCAACCGCACTGCTGGTGTGGCCGGTATTGCGCAGCAAGCAATATCGTATCAAGCCATAAGTGTTAAAAGCATATTCAGCAAAGGTAAATTTAGTCAACAGTTAAATGGTACATGGTTACAACAACCAGCCAAGAACACTGTGGCCAAAGCTGACACTGGCAGAAATACCGATCCACCGGTACGAACCACGGTCACTGGCAAGCCTGGCGAAACTGCAATGGCCACAGCCGCTGCCTCAGTTCCGACAACTCCACTGCTGGCTGGTGCCTCGGTGGCCAGTATCAATAATGTACAAGATCCAGCACAAGCAGCAGATGCAGCCCGTGTATCTTCATCAATTGCAGCCAATTCAATCACATCTGTCAACAATGCAGAATTACTGCCGGCAAAACCTCCTAGTATTGACGGTGCAGAGTCAAATACAGAATTTCAACCGCCACCTACTCTACGAGGAAATCCCACCGCTGGGTTTGATGGCCTAGATTTATCACCAACTGCTGCTCCAACCCCAACACAAGGTATTGTGAATGACGATCAAGGCGGACCCCGATAAAGGAACTATTTTATAATGGCAGACAATCTTAATCAAGCAGCAGGAAGAACAAAGAATTTCAAGTTTGATCGCGGCAGCACACCAGCGGAAATGGGTCCGTTCATTGGTCGTATTGTAAGTAACGTTGACAGCACCCGTACAGGTAGGGTCCAAGTGTTTATCGAACAATTTGCTACTGGGCAGCCCAGTACCAATCCTGAAACATGGAGGTGGGTAAGATACTTGCCACCATTTTATGGTGTGACAGAAAAAACCAGCACCAGTGCAGATGCAGGATCATATCCGGGCAATCAACAAAGCTATGGCATGTGGTTTACTCCCCCGGACATTGGAATATTGGTCATGTGTTTTTTTGTTGAAGGTGATCCTGACAAAGGATATTACATTGGCAGTGTGATTGATGACAGTTTAAATCATATGCTACCAGCTATTGGAGCGGCCACACAAAATCAATATGTCACCCAAAACGAAACTCAGACCGCATATTTTGTCAATGCACCACAATTGCCAGTTACTGAAATCAACAGCGCCAACAAACAGGTTGATCAGAACCCACGATTCTTTGAACAACCTAAACCTGTTCACAGTTATCAAGCTGCTATCTTTTTCCAACAAGGACTGGATAGAGATCCTGAACGTGGGCCTATCATATCCAACGCACAACGGGAAAGTCCAAGCACAGTATATGGAATATCTACGCCAGGACAACCGATCTATCAAGGTGGCTTAGATCCTGCTACCATACGCAAACAACTCAGTACAGGTGCAATTAACCCGCAAGATGTCACAGTGATTGGACGCAAAGGCGGGCATACTTTGGTAATGGACGATGGCGACTTAGAAAACAAAAATGCCTTGTTTAGATTGAGAACATCCAAAGGTCATCAGATCATGATGAATGATTCAGAAAACTTTTTTCAAATTATTCATGCTAATGGACAGACCTGGATAGAGTTTGGACAAGAAGGTACAGTTGATGTATTTTCAACCAATTCCGTAAATGTTCGTACACAGGGCACTATCAATTTGCATGCTGACAAAGATATCAACATGTATGCTGGTGGCAATATCAGCATGAAATCCAATGCTGCTACCAACATTGGATCAGTAGGCACCATGAACATAGCCAGTCAAGGCGAGATGGTTTTATATGGACAAGCAACTGTGGGTATCAAAGCCGACGGGGCACTGGCATTGCAAAGCAAACTGGTGGGATCATTTGCTGGTGCTTCGTTGAGATTCAAAGGATCAAGAATAGATCTCAATGGATCAGCACCAACTTCAGTCAAGACACCTAGATTGTATCCCAAAACCACATTGGATGACACTGTGTTTGATAATTCAACTGGGTGGAAAGTAAAACCCAACTCTTTAGAAAGTATTGTTACCCGTGCTCCTACCCACGAGCCATATCCATATCACAACAAGGGTGTGGCAGTGAATGTAAATCTTGGTGGCACTGGTTCTCCTTCCCCACCGCCAGCAGCAAAACCAGTTGCAACTAATTACAGCATAGTAAGAAAATCATGAGCAATTTTACATTTACTGGACCCAATGGAGAAGTTTATGAAATTCAAGGACCATCCACTGCTACGTTTGCACAAGCAAAAGCAGTATTTGATCAACAAATTTCCACAGGTGGGCTTACAGGATTACCAGTGGGCGGTCTTGTGAATGCAGTTACACAAGCTGCCGGTGGGCTAAGTTCTGCACTGGCACAGCTGGGTCCTCAAGCAATCAAGCTAACAAAACAAATAGGCAATTATATCAATTTGCCAAATTTGACTGGATTACCAGTGCCTAACGCTATCACTGTCAGCAACTTTGTTGATACCAAAACAACATCACAAGCCATTGGATCCATTGGCTCCGCACAGATACAAGGGCTAGTGGCCCAGACTGCTGCATCAGTGAATCAAGCCGCAGATGTAATTACCAATACCAAAGGGCTGGGGCAATTTGGATTAAATGCTGATCAACTGCAATCAGCAGGATTAATTAAACCAGGACTTGCTGAGCAGATCAACCTGGATCCATCTAAATTTACCAGCATACTATCCAGCCCTACCAGCTGGACTGGCAAATCGGGAGCCACAGATCTAGCTTCAGTGCTGAGTAGCAGCAGTTTGCAAACGTCAGTTCAGCAAGGATTAATGAACACAAACTTTGCTCAACTTAAACAACTAGGTACTATCACCGGATTAGAATCAGCAACACAACTAGGTCCGTTAGTGAATGTAGCTACCAAATTTGGTTCAGAAACTGCAACCAAATGGTTATCTAGTGCAACCGGAGCATCTGGTATCACCGGTGCATTAACCAGTGGATTGGGCAGTAACGTCAACAGCTTGTTATCCAGTAGTGGAGTAGGCAGCTTGTTGTCAGGTGGTGGCATTGGTGGGTTGGGAGCAGTACCGGATGTGTCATCAGTTATAGATGGATTTGCTCAATCTGCACAATTTGCCCAGGTATTTTCGCTTGATAGTTCTTTTTTAGCCGGCGGTGGTAACCCACTTGAAGCAGGCACTGTCACACCCACTGCTGTTATAAACACAGTGAATAGACAAACTGTAAATCAAGCAGTGTCGGCCATCATTGGCAATAGTAAAATACCTGTTCCTAATTTTGTACCTGCTGCGTAAATTTGCTCCGTAATCCTGTGGATAAATATAAACATGCCTACATTCATTGGATTCAACACACAAAATCAATACAAGAAGTTTACCTTGGTAGACCAAGAGTTAATCAAGCGCGATCTCCTAAATGCATTTAATATTTTGCAAGGCCAATTGCCCGGCCGCCCTGCCTATGGTACTATATTGTGGGATTTCTTGTTTGAAAATCAAGATCAAACCACTATGGCTGCTATCTTGCGAGAAGTGCAACGTGTGGCCGGCGGCGATCCTAGAATATACATTGCTGATATAAATTTATTTCCACGAGATAACGGTGTGTTGATTGAGATCGAAGTGCAGTTTGTTCCTAATACAGATTCTCAATTGCTGAGTGTGTTCTTTGATCAGCAACAACGTAGAGCTACTTTTGTATAAACATAGCCGTTTATATATTTAATAAATAACAAATAACAACGGACGATCATGGCAACCACTACTAGACAAACAGTTATATTCGGAGTAGAAGATTGGAAACGCATCTACCAAACCTACAGAGAAGCGGATTTCCAAAGTTACGACTTTGAAGCATTACGCAAAAGTTTTGTAGATTATCTACGCCAGTACTATCCAGAAACGTTCAATGATTACATTGAAAGTTCGGAATTTATTGCACTGTTAGATGTAATAGCATTCATGGGTCAGGCCATGAGTTTTCGTAATGATCTCAACACCAGAGAAAATTACATAGACACAGCTGAACGTAGAGATAGTGTTGTTCGTCTAGCCAACTTGGTAAGCTATACCCCTAAACGAAACACTGCTGCCAGTGGATATCTCAAAGTATTTTCTGTTCAGACCACTGAAAACGTTACAGATTTCAATGGTATAAATCTAGCCAATGTCACAATCAACTGGAATGATCCCACCAACTTCAATTGGCTAGAGCAATTCACTGCTATTGTGAATTCTGCCTTGGTAGATACACAAAGAGTAGGTCGCCCGGGCAATCGCGAAACCATTGTGGGCGTGGACACATCTGAATATTCAATCAACTTGGTACCTGGATTTTTGCCAGTGTTGCCCTACACAGCCACAGTGGACGGTGTGAATATGCCGTTTGAAGCAGTGAATGCCACATCAGCAGGTACACCAAAAACATCACCATTTATCTTTGAACCAGCACCACAGCCCAATGGCATTTTTAACATGTTGTTTCGCAATGACTCATTGGGATATGCAGCAGCCAACACAGGATACTTTTTTTATTTCAAACAAGGTGTGTTGCAGAATCAAGATTTTAACCTAGCTGAACGTATTCCTAACCGCACAGTGAATATCAATATCGAAGGCGTGAACAATGAAGATCGTTGGTTATTTCAGCTGGACAATACTGGCACAGTCACAAAACAATGGCAGTATGTACAATCAGTATATGCAGCAGCAGCAGAACAGTTGGCCCCTGATCAACGCAGTTTATTTTCAGTCACGTCCAGGGCCAATGACCAGATTACATTGACCTTTGGCGATGGTGTATTTTCAGCTATCCCCACAGGCCTATTCCGTGCGTATGTTCGTGCCTCAAACGGATTGCAGTACATTATCAATCCTGAAGAGATGCAAAGTGTTGTGTTACCTATCAGCTACATCAGCAGATCGGGGCAGTTAGAAACTATCACATTCACTTGTGGTATCACAACACCAGTGAGTAATGCTCAGGCTAGAGAAACCCTGGACGAAATCAAACAACGTGCTCCTGCCAGATACTACACACAGAATCGAATGGTCAATGGTGAAGATTACACCAACTTCCCGTTTACTGAATACAATTCAATTATCAAAAGCTATGCATTAAATCGTGCCAGTATTGGTACTAGTCGATATCTTGATCTGGTGGACAACACTGGCAAATACAGTTCAACAAATATTTTTGCATCCGACGGTGCCATATGGGAAGAAAATCTGCTGCCTACATTTTTATTCACTTGGCTCACAAACAACGACATAGCCAATGTGATTACCAATCAGATGCAGCCTTTGTTGTCAACCAATGCATTTGTGCAATTTTATTATGCTAATTTTCTCAGACCCAGTTTGGCTGTGTTGAATCTAACATGGCATCAAAGTACCACATTGGCCAATGAGACCACTGGATATTTTGAAAATCAGTTCGGACCAGCACCAGTGGGTCCTTTTACCAGTAACAATGCAAAATTTATCACAGTGGGTAGTTTGATCAAATTTGCAGCACCTGCGGGCTATTTCTTTGATTCAACCAATCGTCTTAAACTAGGCATACCCACCCTGGCCGACGAACGTTTATATTTCTGGGCCAGCCCGTTAAGCATTTATGCCGATGGCACCAATCAAGGACAAGGAAACTTTGCTGACGGAATTGGACCGGTGGCGCTGAATGTATTTGTGCCTACTGGTGCTATACCAGAAATTGTAATCCCCTTGTTGATTACAGTTTTCCCCACTAGCTTGGTCACTGCAATTACTCAACAGATCTTGTTGTATAGAAATTTTGGTCTAGGATATGACAACACTGGGTCAATTACTGGTACACCATACACATGGTATCTCATCACATCTAACAACTTGGCTGTTGATGCAACGTTTAGTTTGGAATATGCAGGCAACACATCGGGCACCAATCAAGATGCCTCATGGATGATACAAGCTGTAACAGATGGAGTAAACTACAACATAACCAGTCGTGCCTTGGTTTACAACTGGGGATCGGTACTACAAACTAGATTCTTCTTTGAAAACAATAACCGCATCTATGATCCAAGACTTGGAACAGTGATTAACGATTTCATTAATGTATTAAAAATCAACAGTTTACCTGATTCAAACAGTCCACAACCTGGCGACATCTATCTCAAGATAACTGGCCAGCCGGTGGAGTCTGACGGCCTGGTTGACGATTTTCAAGTGATTGTGAGCTATGAAGATCGCAACAATGATGGAGTAACTGATGATCCAGATTTCTTCAATGAGATCGTGGCACCAGATGTTAATTCAAATACAAAATATGTATTTTTCCAAAAGACTGTGGATTTTGATAATCTACAACGCTACTTGTTAATAGCACAAGGTGTGGTAAACAGTGACTATGCCATGATGGACGACATTGAGGCAGTCAAAGCTGAATATGTTACAGGACAGATGTTTTATGCATATTCACAAGTGATAACAGTGGGACCCTTGGCTGGACAAATTGGTGCATTTTATCAATTGGCATTGAGCACCAATGGGACAAAAAGTCTAGTTGATGTCACAGCAGAATGGTTGGCCAGAGTAGGACGTTCAGGCATGTATTTCCAATACAGGCATAATGCTCCACTGACTGATCGCATTGACCCAGGAACCACCAACATCATTGATTTGTATGTGGTCACACAGGCCTATTATACAGCATATCAAAACTGGATTAGAGATACTACAAATACTGTAATCAAACCTGATGTGCCCACAATCAACGAACTCAGTACGTCATATCAAGGACTTGGTGCCTACAAAATGATATCAGACAACATAGTAATAAATTCAGTCAGCTTTAAACCATTGTTTGGTCCCAAGGCTGCTGAAAATTTACGTGGCACTATCAAAGTAATACGTGCTGCCAATTCAACTGCCAGCGATAGTGAAATCAAAACACTAGTGGTGGCTAACCTAAATGAATATTTCAGCATTGACAAATGGAATTTTGGAGATACATTTTATTTCTCTGAACTAGCAGCTTATGTACACAGCAATATGGGTGGCATTGTTAGTTCCGTGGTGTTGGTACCATTGGATCCATTGAAATATTTTGGAGATTTATACGAAATAAATTCAGCACCCAACGAGATATTTGTTAATGGTGCCGGAGTAAGCTCGGTAGAAGTTATCACTTCATTGACTTCCACTAACTTGAGAACTGCACCAGGCAGTGGAGTAATTTAATGGCCACAACAAAGTCGGTAGATTTTCTACCACCAATATTCCAGACCAGCACTAACAAGCAGTTTTTATCAGCCACATTGGATCAACTGGTCCAGGAACCCCAGTTCAAAAAAACACAAGGATTTATTGGTCGGCATGTGGGCCCTGGAGTAAATCCCAACGATTACTATGTAATTGAACCCACTGCCACACGATCAAACTATCAACTAGAGCCAGGGGTGATCAGCCTGGTGCCTGATACCAATACCATTTCTGATGCCGTGACATATCCTGGTATCACTGATGCCATTGGTCGCCAGGGCGGTTTCACTAATAATTCTTCAAGATTGTATACCAGTGATTATTACACTTGGGATCCTTTTATTAACTTTGATAAGTTTACAAATTACAGTCAATATTATTGGTTGCCTGGTGGTCCTCAGGAGGTGGGAGTAAGTGCTACTGCTATTCCAACCACAGCCACATTTGATGTCACTAGAACAAATAGCAGTTATGAATTCTCTGGCATTGGCGGAGAGAATCCTGTACTCACACTGGTGCGTGGCGGCACCTATGAGTTTGCAGTCAATCAATCACCTAATGCTTTTTGGATACAGTCAGATCCTGGTGTGAATGGAAGATTGCCATATGCACCCAACATCAGTTCCAGAACTGTGCTGGGAGTAACCAACAACGGAACTGTATCGGGCACTGTTACTTTTAGTGTACCTTATAAAAATGCACAACAATTCTATTACAATCTCGCACTGGTTCCAACTACTCCCACCGCTGGCCAAGTTGATCTGATCACCAACATTGATTACAATCAAATTAACAATGTTCTAGTATCAACATTTTTTGCCAACTATCCAACTGGCATAGATGGTATAACTAATCTTCAGAATCGCACTGTTGTATTTGACAATACCACAGCTCCCACTGACATATATCAAATACAATATGTGACCACTGGGGCAGGGCAAACTATACAATTATTACCAGTATTATCAGTATCAAGTCTAAACAAGTTTACTATCATGTTTGGTACTGAATACAGCACAACACAATGGTATCTCAACGCATCAGGATATTTTGAACAAATACCATTGTTGACTGCAACTCAAGATCTGTTATGGTATCAAGATGGTACCAATCCAGATATTTTTGGGCAAATTAGATTGGTAGATCAGACTCTGTCTGAAACTATCAATGTGGATACTGAAATTCTTGGCAAGAAAACTTATACTTCTCCCAACGGAGTAGTGTTTACCAACAACTTACAGATCACATTTGAAGGTAATGTTGTTCCCACCAGCTATCAGGGCCAGACCTACTTTGTGGCCGGGGTAGGCACTGCAATACAACTTTTGTTAGTGAGTGATTATGTCACACCAGAAAGTGTACGTACTGCCAGCATACCTTGGGATTTTGTTCCTTGGGATTCCAGCAACTGGGACGGAACACTTAATCAACCACTGGATCCTGACTATATTACCATAGCACTGGATAGCCCTGATCTCAATGCCTGGACCAGATCAAATCGTTGGTTCCATATTGACGTGATAACAGCAGCCGCTACCTACAATAACACAACTGCGGTATTAAACAACAACTTCCGTGCAAAAAGACCCATCGTGGAGTTCCGTGGCGGAACACGTTTGTACAACATGGGTACCAAAGCCAAACAGCCAATAAACATAATTGATCTCTATCAAACTGACGCATTATCAGAGGTCAATGGACAAACCCAATACTATGTCTTCGAGCAGGGGGTTCCGGCGTACGAGCTACAACAAGGTGACAGAGTTATTTTTGCACGAGATACGGACCCACAAGTGCGTGATAAAATTTATGTGGTGAACTTTATCAGTCCTGCATCTGATGAATTGCATGACAGTACATTGCATTACCCACAACCGGTTATTGATCTTGTGCCTGCAGATGACGCACAGGCTCTGATAGATCAATGTGTGGTTTGTTTAAATGGTAACACACTTCAAGGTGCTAGTTTCTACTACGACGGTGTACAGTGGATTCAAGCGCAACGTAAAACAGCCGTTAATCAAAATCCCATGTTTGATGTATACAATCAAAAAGGCTACAGTCTAGGCGATCGTGCTGTATATCCAAGCTCAACTTTCTCAACTACCAAAAACAATCTTGGTACCATAGTGGGCGGTAGTCCATTGTTCAGCTATGCCGTTGGCCCAGGCACAGTAGCAGACACAGTGTTGGGATTCCCATTACGTTATCTCAGTTTGAACAACATAGGTGATATTGTATTTGATAATAATTTGTATGTGGATACATTTATCTATGTCAAAGATAATGTACAGCAAACTGAAAATATCAGCATAGGTCATGTTCGCCAATATGAAAATCGCACTGTGTATGTGAACGAACTTGGCTGGCAACCAGCAGTGACCAAGAGTCAAGTTTATCAACAATTTAGTTTTACATACACTACCACACCTATAACAGCTTCTATCTCGGGCACAACAATGACAGTGAGTCAAGGCCCAGCCAATGGATCACTGTTGATAGGGCAAAGCCTTGCTGGAAAAGGAGTGACACCAGGCACACAAATTACAGGATTACTTACTGGCACAGGCGGAGTGGGGACATATACTATCACCCCGGAACAAACTGTGCTGTCAGAAATTATCACAGCAACCACTCCATTGGTGTTGGATGTAGCAGCCTTACCAACAGGAGCAGTGCCCAGTGTCAAGGTGTACGCTACCAGTATCTCTCAAAATTACAGTATCTTATTCCTGGATCCAGGCAAGTACACAGTTACCACAACAGACAACACCACAATTATTAGATTTTATCCCACAACAGAAATATTGCTCGGTGATATAGTTGAAGTGTTGGTACTCAGTGATCAAGTAAGTGCTGTTGGGTTCTATCAAGTTCCAATCAACTTAGAAAACAATCCATTGAATGGCAATAACCCATACTTTACATTGGGTACTGTCCGAACACATTATGACACCATTGCACAAAATCTAGTGAATTTGACTGGAGCAGTGAATGGTGCCAACAACACCAGAGATCTTGGTAACATTGTACCGTACGGCCTGAGCATTTTACAACAAAGCTCTCCAATGACATTGGCTGGGTATTTCTTACGCAAACCTGATTATGATATTTTTGCTTCGTTGGAATACAACTCAAGAGAATACGAAAAATTCAAAGCACAGTTCTTGAACACAGCAGCCCAAGGTGACTACACTGATATGACTGTGCCGGCTATTCTTGATGCAGTATTTTCTGAAATCAACATAGGGCGTACAAGTTCAAATCCGTTCTACTGGTCTGACATGTTGCCTACTGGTACTGTATACACACAGTTACAGACCACGGTCACACCTATCACTGGACAGGTATTTGATCTTACACAAGTATACAATTACACTTCAGCAAATTATCAAGCATTGTTGGTATACCTCAATGATCGATTGCTGACAAAAAATATAGAATACGTTGTCAGTGCTGATGCACCTGTTATTACTATTCTAATACCAGTGGCAGTGGGTGATGTGGTAACCATTCAAGAATACGAAGCCACGTTTGGTAGTTATGTTCCCAACACTCCTACCAAAATGGGATTGTACCCAGCGTATGTACCTGAGATATTTTTAGATGAAACTTATGTAACACCCACCTTTGTGATACGTGGGCATGATGGATCTATTACCAGAGCATTCAGTGATTTCCGTGATGCATTGTTGTTGGAATTTGAAACAAGAATTTACAACAATCTGAAACTGGATGGCAATCCTGTTCCGCTGACTTCTGCTGAAGTTATCCCGGGTGAATTCCGCACCACAGATTACAGTCTAACAGAAATTCAAAATATCCTGAACCAGGACTTCTTGACCTGGGTGGGCTGGAACAAGCTAGATTACAAAACACAAGATTACATTGCAACCAACGAGTTCACATGGAATTACAGCACAGCATCAAACAAACTCACCAGAAATCCACTGTTTATCGGCGCCTGGCGCGGCATATACAATTACTTTTATGATACTATCTATCCAGCCACACGGCCTTGGGAATTGTTGGGATTCAGTGAGCGGCCAATTTGGTGGGAAACACAGTACGGTGCTGCTCCGTATACCAGTGGCAACTTGGTGCTGTGGGGAGATCTAGCAGCCGGCCTAGTGAGAGATCCAGTGGCACCATATGTGCGACCTGAGTATGTGCGTCCTGAACTATTACAAGTGATACCAGTAGATAGTGAAGGCACATTGTTAAGTCCACAACAAGTTGTGGTAGGTAATTTTAACCGCAATGATTTCCGTAAGAGTTGGGTAGCAGGAGATGATGGCCCAGTTGAAAATGCCTGGCGTACCTCAAGCGCATATCCGTTTGCTATAATGAGATTATTGTCGTTGACTCGACCAGCCGAGTTCTTCTCATTGTTTGCTGACAGAGATCTTTATAGATTCAATACAGACTACGATCAATATCTATACAACAATCGTTACCGACTGGATGCCAATGGGGTTGAAGTATACGGCAATGGTGTCAGCAAGGCCAGTTATATCAATTGGATTGTGGATTTTAATCGTGTAAGCGGAATCAACTCAACTACTGCACTCACTGCTGATCTTAAAAATCTTGATGTGAGATTGTGCTATAGAATGGCATCGTTCACAGGTAAAAATTTACTTGAGATCTACACAGAAAAATCTAGTCCCAACAGCTCGAACTCCAGCTTGTTACTACCAGATGCTAGTTATAATTTGCTATTCTATAAAAATGTACCTTTTGCACAACTCACCTATTCCAGTGTGATTGTACAAAGCACTACTAATGGATGGGCAGTGTATGGGTACAATATGTCGCACCCGTATTTTAATATTTTACAAAGCAAGATCAATGGTAATCTAGCTACCATATCAGCAGGCAGCAGCACAGTTCGGGTGCCAGTGACTTATACCAACAATGTAATACAGATACCTTATGGCTATGTGTTTACTAATCAAACATTATTGGCCGACTTTTTGTTGAGTTATGGTGCATTGCTACAAAGCCAAGGCCTGGTATTTAACACATTGGAGAATGGTTATGTGTTGGACTGGAATCAAATGGTCAGCGAGTTCTTGTACTGGAGTAATCAAGGATGGGACACTGGCAGTATTATTAATTTGAACCCCGGTGCTACCAAGTTAATTGTTGAACGTGCAGGTGCTATTGTGGACAGCATTGCAGTACAGACTGCAGAAAACATGGTATTGAATGCTGACCGTACTCCATTCAATGCCAGAGATTTAGTAATTGACCGGCTGGATAATACTTTCACTATTTCTAGTTTGACTACAGAAACTATAAACTTCCTCAACATCAAGTTTACCAGTTATGAGAATATGATTGTGTTGGATAATGTCAGTATCTTTGCTGATTTGATCTACGATCCTATTACCAGTGCAAGACAAAGTCGTGTGAGATTGGTAGGATGGACCACCACTGAATGGAACGGGCAACTGAATGCTCAAGGTTTTATATTAAATCAAGACAACGTGGAAGAGTGGAACCCATTGAAGAAATATGCTCGCGGCGAGATTGTAAAATGGAAAAATACTTATTACAGTGCAATTGACATAGTACAACCAACAGCAGCATTTGATATCAATCGCTGGAGAGTTTCTAACTATACTCTGATACAACAAGGATTATTGCCTAACTTGCCCAACAAGAGCAATCAGTTGGCCAACAGCTATAATATCTATACTGCCAATCTTGAACTCAGTCAGGACCTGTTCTCTTATGCATTGATTGGGTGGAAGCCGCGACAATACATGGTAAATTTGGAATTGGATAGCACCAGTCAAGTCAGCTTGTATCAACAATTCTTAGGTACCAAAGGTACATTACGTGCCACTGACATATTTTCTTTTGCTGATATAGGGCATGGCCCAACACAATATCAGATTTATGAAAACTGGGCAATATTGCGTGGAGTATATGGTGCCAATGCCAATCGAAGTTTTTACGAACTGCAACTCAATGAGGCATTGCTTACTGCTAACCCTAGCACTATTCAAGTTATCCTGCCTAACGAATCCAGTTTGGCTGAACAAACAGTGTTGTTGAACAACATATGGAAATCCAGTTACAAAATAACTAGTCCTAATATATTAACCACCAGCATCCAACCGATAGAAAATTCAGCATTACCCAGTGCAGGTTATGTAAACTTTGATGATGTTGATATCACAGTGTTTGATATATCAAATACCTCTGAACTAAGCGCCAACATTGATTCTATAAATTTAGGTACCACAATCTGGGCGGCCAAGATCAACAACTACAACTGGGGAATTTTTAGAACCAGTCAACTGCCAGGATACTTAGATTCAGTTACTACAAATCTTGATGGCACCAGTGTGTTTACATTCACTCAGTCACACAGTATTACCACCGAAGGCCGACTGTTTATAATCCGATTCTTCTCAGACGAAGTTGACGGAGTATACACAGTATTGCGCATACCAAGTATCAATCAACTGGTTGCTGTGTTTAGCTTTGTTAATGCCAGTCAGATCACAGCCACAGGCGACGGTATTGGATTTGTGCTGCAAACACAACGGGTTAGTCAAGCCAGCGATGTGATTACTTTACCATATGCCAACAGTTTGATTCCGGGCAACAAAGTATGGGTTGATTCTAATGGATTGGGACTCTGGCAAGTATTGGAAAAACAATTAGTTTTCACATCCGGCGCTGAAATAACAGCCACTGTTTCTGAAACTAATAGTCAATTTGGGTACAGTATAGCACAAAACAAAAATAATCTATATGCATTGGTTGGCAATCCGGCATACAATGTAGGTCAGGGTGCAGTATACACTTATGTACGAACAGTATTCAACCCGTTTGGAGAAAATTCCAGTCTTGGAATCAATGCTGTGGATACAGTAGGGTACGGTCATGCTGTAAGCATTGGTAATCAAACTTGGCAAGCAGTGGGTGCACCGGCCAGTAACAATAATCGCGGATATGTATCCACAGTTTATCTAGTACCCGAAACAGATACCTTTTCAAACTCAGTTGTGCTCACAGTTCCTGATCCAATGGATCTAGCATATCCAGCTGAGTTTGGATACAGTGTAGTAATAAGTCAAGACGAACATTGGATGTATGTTGGGGCGCCGGGGATCAACAAAGTTTTTGCTTATGGATTAGTAGAAGTTCAACTGCAAACAGCGACCTATGTAACTGACGGCAGTTCTGTTAATTACAACTATAGCAATTTTGTTGTGATTGATTCACAATACCCCAATCAGCTCACAGTTGTACTGAACAATCAGCTGTTGACTGAAGGGATAGATTATTCATTAACATCAACCAATGTGGTGTTTAATTCCGCACCGCCGGACAATTTGATATTAAAAATCAATCGTAGAACATCAGTAAATTACACAGGTGACGGAACAACTCAATTGTTCTCATTGAATGACTATCTATATACTGCGGTCAACATTTATAGTTTTGGTGTTTTGGTAAATGGCGTATGGCAAAGACCAAATATTGATTTTGAGTTCAATTCAGACAACAGTACCACCGGAAGAGATTTAATATTTTTCACTGCACCTGCTGATGCATCAACCATAACAGTGACAGCAATCAGTTATTACACGTTTGTTGATACACTAGAATTTACCATACAGTTCACAGCTGATATATCTAACAGCACCATGACAGTGACCAGCGTGCCAATTGGATCACCGGCATTGACAGTTGGTATGATACTGAGTGGCACTGATGTTGCACAAGGAACACGCATCACTGCCATGGTCAGCGGTGTTGGTGGAGTGGGTACTTATTTGGTCACTCCTGGCCAAACCACTGCATCAACCAGCATCACTGCTAGATTGCCCGATGACAGTAGATTTGGTCAAAGTGTAAGTTGCACAATTGATGGTCGTCAAATTCTGATTGGCACACCAAACGCACAGACCAATGATCTATTGAATGCTGGTGCAGTTTATGTATATGATCGTTCTGCACAAAACTTTGTGATCACCAACTCAGCACAGACATCTTACACAGTGGATGGTGGTGTATTAGTTAGTCCTACGTTTGTGGCATTGAACAACACATTCTTGCTCAACACTGAAGACAACATAGGTGGCACGTTCTCTGTAAGTGGAGCAACAGTCACCGTGACGGCACCGTTGGCAGTGGGAGATGTATTGCAGATACAACCAAACACATTTAATCTATTACAGATCATCCCAGCCAATACACCAAGTTTGAGCGCAAACTTTGGTGCTGCTGTGGATATATGCCGATACAGTTGCAGCTTGTACACCGGTGCTCCTCAAGATAGTTCTATATTAGCACAGGCAGGATCCGTACAACGCAATGTAAATCAAAGTCGTTTATACGGTACCACTACCAGTCGAAATCCAAATCCAAGACTGCAACCAGGACAAAGTATCAGAATCAATGATCAAGAAGTGATCATGAGCGAACCAACTGAATGGGTAAACACAGTGTCTTGGCCCATTGATAGTATAGTTCAAAACAGTTTGGGCATATATCGATCTACTCGTCTTGTACCTGTGGGAGTAGCAATTACTGATACCAGTTATTGGCAACAAAGTAGTTGGGTAGCCAGCTTGGTCAACAACATTAACTCTTCTGGCATTGCCAATGTAATTGCCAGAACTGGTTTACTTGGAACAGCAACATTTGGATTACTCACGCTGAGTGTGAAGAATGTGTTGGCTGCAGAAACAGCCAATAGACTTACTGTGTTGCCGGGATTGATTGGAAATATGTTCCAACGCTTGGGATTCAATACCTATGCTTACACTCAAACTATTACCAGTCCGGCACCTTCAATAGGTGCGGCATTTGGTGCTTCGTTGAATGTTGATACGTCAGCATTGACACTGACAGTTGGCGCACCAAACGGAAACTTATATCGTCCTAACACATTTGATCAGGGTACCACATACTTTGACGGCCGCACTACCACGTTTAATGGTCCTTTATACCAAAGCGGGGTAGTATACACATATGATTATTTGCGTAGTTCAGCAGACTCAGTGACTGATCCAGGCAAGTTTGTATTTGGACAACAAATCTATGATCAACGAGTAAGAGAACTAGATCAGTTTGGCACAGCAGTTAATTACACCAATGGCAAATTGTTAGTGGGTAGTCCTGGCAGTGACATTGATGATAGCACATTAAGCGATCTAAATTATGGCCGTGTGGCAGTGTTCAACAACGACACTCTTACTCCTGCCTGGGTAGTAATACATGAACAACTGCCAGTGGTTGACATTGCATTGGTCAATTCTGTGTATAGTTACAGTGCAAAAACTGGTGCAAAAACTACATTCTTTGATTTTATTGATCCACTGCAAGGCAAGATACTAGGTGCCGCTGCGGAAAACATAAACTATACTGGTGCTGTGGATCCTGCTGCGTATAATGTAGGACCTGTTAACAATTTTGGAAGAATCTGGGCTGAACCACACGTGGGTGAGATTTGGTGGAACACTGACAGTGTACGATTCATTGATCCTAATCAAAACAACATTACCTATGCAGCTCGTCGTTGGGCACAAATATTCCCAGGATCAACAGTTGAGATATACCAGTGGATCAACAGTGATGTACCCCCGGCCAATTATACCGGCCCTGGTACTCCAAAAGATGTGTTCAGTTACAATGTAACAAATGGAATAAATTCCATTGGAGTTTTTGCCACAACCTATTATTTCTGGGTGAAAGGTATCACTACCATCAACACCGCAGTTGGAAAAACTCTTAGCACCACAGGGATTGCCACTTACATTGCAGATCCACGCAGTTCGGGTATTCCGTATGTGGCGTTCCTTAATGCCAGCGCAACCGGCATTTATAACGCAACAAATGACATCTCGGCCCAAGATACCATACTCAGCATTGAGTTTGATCAAGAATTAACCAGTGACAATGTTCACACACAATACAGTTTGATTCCTCAAGATCGTGCTGATGGATTTTTACCTGACAACCTATATCTAAAATTCATAGATAGTCTTTCTGGAATTAACTCCAATGGTGCAGTAGTACCTGATACCAATCTCAGCATTGCCAATCGTTATGGGGTGCAGTTCCGCCCACGACAAAGCATGTTTGAGGATAGGTTTTTGGCATTGAAGAATTATTTTGGTAGAGTTAATTCAGTGCTAGCACAGTATCCTATCACAGAGATTCGAAGTTTTGTGTTGTTAAACAGCAGAGAACCTGAGCCACCAGCAAACACTGGTGCTTGGAATAAACGAGTAGCCGACATTGAAGAACTCAGCTATCAAAATCTTGCCATAGTACCAGTGGGATATCTATATTTGGTAGCAAGTGATTCTAGGCAAAATGGCTTATGGACAATCTATCAAGTCACAGCATCAAAAACGTTTGCTACATTGGCTCTGATCAGAGTTCAAAATTACGACACTCGCAGATATTGGAACTATATCAATTGGTATCTACCTGGATATAATCCCAGCAAACTGGTTATTGCCACGGTGGCATTGTACAGTGATCTCAGTAAGTTGAGTGTGTATCAAGCGCCGGTGGGATCTAGTGTGCGGGTCACTGCCAATTCACAAAACAAGTGGGAAATATATCTACGTGTGGCCACAAACACTTGGCAACGTGTGGGATTACAAGATGGTACTATAAAAATCTCTGCAGAATTATGGGATTATCAACTGGGACGTTTTGGATTTGATGTAGAAGTGTTCGATGCACAATACTTTGATCAAGAGCCTGTGATCGAAACTCGAAGAATCATTCAAGCAATCAATCAAGAACTTTTAGTTGATGAGCTGTTGATTGAACGCAATCGTGCATTGATCTTGATGTTTAATTTTGCACTCAGTGAGTTCGAAGCACCCAACTGGTTATCAAAGACCTCGTTGATTGATGTGGATCACACAATTCGCGAACTAGTAGCTTTCCAAACGTATCGTCGAGACAATCAAGACTTTGTGTTAGATTACATCAACGAAGTCAAACCATATCATGTGCAGATACGTGAATTCAATCTAATCTATAATGGAATAGATGACTATCAAGGTACACTAACTGACTTTGATGTTCCGGCATTTTACGATACTGATGTAATTCCCAATCAATTTGTGAGTCCAATACTGACTCCTTACACTGTGAGCACAGCAGTAGGCACCGGCACACCGAGCGATGACAGTGATGTTGCATCTGACAATTTATTATGGCAGTCGCAGCCTTGGAGTTTCTGGTATCAAAATTATACCTTGTCTGTAGTAGGGGTAGCAATTGCCGATGCAGGAACAGGATATACTGTTCCTCCTATTGCAACCATCACTGGTGATTGTGTCACACCAGCAGCCCTTACTGTGATTGTAAACAGTGCTGGAAATATAAGTGGAGTAACAATAGATAATCCCGGAGTGGGATATACCACAACCGCACTGATAACCTTGAGTGGTGGCAACGGCACTGGCGGGCAGTTGGTGGCCACAATGGCCGGCCCGGGAGTTGGAAAAAATCAAAACCCAACCGCAGCCAATTACGGTGTTACACAATACTACAACTTGGTCCGCAGTTTCAACATCACAATGAAATATGATAGATACCAATATGTATCAACCATTCTAGATTGGCAACCAAATGTAGCATACATCAATGGCACACAAGTTCGTTACGATAACAGAGTATGGACTGCCGATAGCCCACCGATTGTGATTACAGCATCTATATCAAGTTCAGTAATGTCAGTGACCAGTATACCAAATGGTAGTCCGGCACTGGTAACAGGTATGATACTTACCGGAACTGGAGTAATCACTGACACCAAAATCACTGGCCTCTTGTCAGGAACCGGCGGCATTGGAACATACACAGTATCACCTGCTCAGTCTTTGTCATCCACTAGTATCACAGCAAGATCTCCAGCAGTAGAATCTGCTACATTTGATCCTACATACTGGTTACTGGTGAATGCCGCAACCTTGAGCGGTATAAATCGTACCATGGGATTGTATGTTCCCACAGTGAATGAGCCAGGGTTAGATCTAGGGTTATTGATCGATGGCATAACTTACCCAGGTGTGCAAGTCAGTGCTCCTACTTTTTCACAGAATACTGGATTTGATGTAGGGAATTTTGACATAAATCCATTTGATAACATTGCCTTTGGTCCAGAAGGTCGTCCCACTTACGATCCAGGAATCCTGGATACCATTTACGAAAGCAGATTCCTGGATCCTTACTTGGGTATTCGCCCCACAGATATCAATGTGGTAGGTGGTGAGTTTGTTGGACCATACGAAAGCCATGCTCCACAAGAACTAGTGCCTGGATCAGAATTTGATACCATGGACTTCCGAGTTTACACACGACAGACCACTGTGTACACAGGTGATGGTAGTACCACTGGACCATACGCGGCTCCAACCTATTCTGAAGAAGTTGAAGTTACTATCAACAATGTTGTAATCTCCCCTGATCAGTATACTGTTGATTATGGAGACAGTGCGAATGCAGGGGTCACTTTTGACACTGCGCCCGATGTGAATGATATTATTGTTATTCTTGAAACTAATCCAGTAACTGGACTTGAGCTACGTATTTTCCAAGACATGCGCGATGTGCAAGCTACCTATAGAATAACTCCCAACACCACTACCACATTGGTTCAACCATTGTTTATTGATCAGGATATAATTTATGTGGCTGATGCAGGTGCATTGCCTCAACCTAATCTAGCAAACAACATCTGGGGTGCAATAACCATCAATGGTGAACGGATCATGTATCGTGTGCGTGATTTGAATACCAATACTGTGAGTAGTTTACTGCGTGGCACAGCAGGTACAGCCGCAACCAATCATGCAGTAGATTCTATTGTGTATAACATAGGTAGAGATAACCTTGCTCCTGTTGAATATCAAGACCGTGTGGTGTACACCAATACGTTAGCTGATGGCAGCACAGAAACATTCACAGCACCAAACATTGACCTCAGTGCATTCACAGTAGATTCTACCTTGAATTTTGCTGAACAAGCTATTTTGGTATATGTGGCTGGGATCCGTGTTTATACTGGATACACTGTGGATTCTGTAGCACCTGCCACAATAACATTTGACACAGCACCCACAGACGGATATGAAGTTTCTATCCAGGTACGACAAGGATTTGGATGGTATCAACCAGCCGACGGTGAACCTTCCAATGGTGAAGCCTTGCAGGTAACCCAAACCTTGGCCGCAAGATTCTTCAGAGATGAATATTAAGGTAAATAAATTATGCAGCAAAATCAGCAGATTCGTCCACAAACACCCGCCCCAAAACCCGTTGCTCGTCCAGATGAGCGCGGCGCCATTGCAATTTTGGGATTTTTAAAAATCTCAGACCCTCAAACCAAACAAGTATTTGTGGAGACACGAGCATGATGATACCTGTACAGATACAAGGCTTTGTAAAGATTTTTGATCCAAAATCTGGTGAAGTTTTTGTAGACAAAAAAAACGCAATACACTATGAAAACATGAGTATTGCACTGGCACAAACACTCAGCTATAGAACTCTTGCCCAGGGCGGCGGGTGGATTTATGCCATGGCATTTGGCAATGGTGGTAGTTCGGTTGATCCCACTGGAGTGATCACTTACTTGCCACCAAATACCACTGGCACCAATGCAGATCTGTACAATGAGACCTTTGTCAAAGTAGTAAATGACAATTCAGCAGCCGACACTGATATAATTAACAATAACTTGACAGTATTGCATACGTCAGGGCAAGTGTATACAGATATTCTTGTGAGTTGCTTGTTAGACTACGGCGAACCGCCGGGACAACAAGCATTTGATAATAGTACCAATTTCAATGGTGAATATGTGTTTGATGAGCTGGGACTCAAAGCTGTCAACGGAGATACAACAAATCTACGATTATTAACACATGTAATTTTTCATCCAGTACAAAAGAGTTTGAACCGCCAGATACAGATTGATTATACTGTGCGAATTCAGACTTTGACTAACCTAAGCACAGCATAAATATGTGTAGATTAATAGGTAATAAATACCTATAAGATTCGGAGCAAGCAATATGTCATATACAATCACTCTTACCAATGGTTCTGTGTTCGCAACCATACCCGACGGTACCATTAATACTGATTCCAGTATGGTGCTGGTGGGTAAAAATTATGCCGGTTACGGACAGTTCATCAACGATGATATTATCCGTTTACTACAAAACGGAGCAAACACCACAGCACCCACAGCACCATTGGAAGGTCAACTATGGTATGATCAAACCACAGATACCATGAAGGTATACACTGGTGCTACTTTTAAAGTTATCTCAGGGGCCACTTCTAGCTCAACTGCTCCATCTACTTCAAATGTAGCTGGGGATTTGTGGTATGACAGTGTGAATTCTCAACTTAATGTTTATACTGGTACTGCTTGGATATTGGTAGGTCCAGCTTATACTGGAAATACTGGGGTAAGTGGAGCAATTGTCACAACCATTACAGATACCAATGCAGTAAGTCATGTGGCTGTGGAAATGTATGTTGCCAATGCAGTGGTGGGTATTTTTAGTAAAGATGCTGCATACACTCCTGCTGTGGCACCAGCAGGCGGCGGCTGGACCGGTAGCAAACTAGTACAGCCTGGACTTACAATGGCCGGCACCATTTCTGGCGTGGCACAGTTGTTCCAAGGCACAGCCAACAATTCCACTTACCTTAACGGTATAGCATCGTCAGGGTTTGTGGCCACAACTAGCAACCAAACCATGACAGGCACCCTAGGCATCCTGAACGACACTGGGTTGTCAGTTGGTGAAAATTCTGATTTCCGCGTCACAGTCAGTGGTTCGGACGTGACCCTTCGTAATCAAACTTCTAATGGCAACTTGGTAATAGGTGCAAACGTTGGTGGTACACCTAACAGTGCTATTTCGATCAACGGCAGCACTGGAGTAGTTAGTATTCCTAGTCTGTCAACCACAGTGTCCAACCTCAGCAATGGCACATCAAATGTCACAATAGTAAGTTCAGGTGGAAATGTTTCTATTGGTGTGGGCGGAAGCAGTAATGTGGCTGTGTTTGCAACCACAGGCGAATATATCACTGGACTATTATCTATAACTGGAAATGTAATTGGTGGTAATTTAAATACTGCTGGACTATTATCTGCCGGTGGAAATGTAATTGGTGGTAATTTAAATACTG